TTATGTGCACAGCGCAGAACCCGTGACCGTGCAGTCTTCAACATAGGCAATATGATTTGGAGTGGTAGCGAACCGGTATTCAATATCAACAGATATTTCAGGATAATATTTTTCAGGAGCCGATTCTGTGGTTACAGTAATTTTTTCGACAATAAGTTCTATAATGGCTCTCTTGGTTTCGAATGATAATTTTTCCGAATCAAGATTTTGACATTTATCAGTGAATTTTTTAAAAAGAGAAATAGCTTTTTCCTTATTTTGTTTTGTGGCAGCAGATTTTCTGCTGTCTATTTTCATTTTTAGGCGTTCCTGTAGTGTTGCTTCCTCTGTGGAAAGCTTTTCAAGCTGATACGATAAATCTGTTTCGGAAATAATTTTCTTTCGATACAGCTCAATTATGGACGTACGTTCTTCTAATAATTTTTTCAAACTTGCTTTGATTTGATCATGCTCTTTTTTTACTTCGTCTGCAAGTGATTGCTGTTCTTTTTCCGGATCCATGTTAAGGATTTTGTTTGGAGACTTTAATATTTTTATGCAGTCCTCTAATACAAGATGCTCAAGCCAGTCTGCTCTAACATTTTTCGATATACATTTTTCGGTGTTATGAGCCAGATATGAATTTTTTGCATTACATACGTAGTATGGGATTTTTTCACGTCCGCTGCCTGAATAAGCGGTACCCATATAAGTACGGCCGCAGTTACCGCATTTGATAATGCCCCGTAATAAGTATTCCCGAACGGCGTTTCTCATAGCTGTAATTTGATTTGTTTTTAGAGCTTCGTTAGCTTTTTCCCAGAGTTCATCGCTTACTATAGCTGGGACCGGCCTAAGTATTATTTTGCTGTTTTTGTTTGTGGCTCGTTTGCCGTATTTGTGGGTACCTTTATAGGTTGTTGATTTTATTATCGATAACACTCGGCTCGGATACCAAATGGACGAAGCATTCTTTTTACGTTTTCCGTTAATGCCGTTTAAATCATAACGGGTAGGGATATTCAGTGCATTTAAATAATCGGATATTTTTATTGCAGACATTTTTTGATTCCCGGATAAGTCAAAAATTAACTGAATAACATCGGCTTCAGATAAATTGCATCCTGGCATTATCTCATCTGAAATCTGCAGCTGTTTATCAACAACATGATAACCAAATGGGACGATTCCTCCGAGCCAGTTGCCGAGTCTGGCGGCACGTTGGGAGCCGGCCCACATTCTGGATAAAATCGTGTCACGTTCTAATTCCGAGATCCCTGCTAACGAAGTAAGCATAAATCTACCGGTCGGGGTTTCGGTTTCTAAAGGTTCTGTCATACTGCGGATACTTACACCAAGTTCTTCAAGATCATGTACTGCGTTGAGAATTACACGTACTTTACGGCCAAGACGGTCGATTTTGTAAAAAAGGATTGTATCAAATTTTTTTTCTCTGGCATCTCTAAATAAACGGCTACCTTCCGGACGTGCTTCAACAGGTATTGTTCCGCTGATACCATCATCACAGTAATAGTCGAAAACTTCTAGCTGATAGAGATCCACATATTTAGCTGCGAATTCTTTTTGGATTTCGATTGTTCCACGTTCAGCTTGTTCTTCAGAGCTGACACGACAATAAACAGCTACTGGCATTGGCAATCTCTCCTTAAACATATGTTTGCATAGATTAAGTTAAAATTTACAGCTCTTTCGGAGCTGCAAATTTTATTAGTTATTAATTTGATTGAAAATGTCTAACCAAATATTCTGTTTTTCTACATCATCATTTTCTTTTAATTTTAATATTTTGCTTTTAGCTGCCTTTGCTAGTTCAACTTTATAGCCAATTGGTAATTCAATATTATATTTTTCAGCATTTTGTTCTATTTGTGTGATTAAAGGAATAGCTGGATCATAGATATCTTCAAAATCAAATTCATCGACATCTCTGAAATATTTATCTATAGCTTTACTGAGACAGTTTAATGGAATAATATCTTCGACTTCGATGTTTTCTTTTTTCGTAAGGTCACCTAATAATATAATTTTTCCTGGTTCATCTTTGTATAAATCTTTTATAAGTTTATTTTTAAATGATGTACCACTAGCATCAGAGTCTAAAAGCACAAAAGGTAAATTTGTATTAGATGATATAATACTGGCTATTGCCGCAACGCCTTTTACTCCACCAGCTGGCATAAAAATGATATCTTTTGAAGGTGTGAATTTGCCGCTGGAAATAAGTAAGGTTTTTATAGCATTGAAGTAGTATTGGTCAGAAGAACCTTCAACAATGACTGGATTACAACCATTAAGCAAAACGTCAGAAACATTAAGACCTAATGCTGCATGCACTGCATATATAGAATTATCTTTTTTGGGATCAGTATTAGCTCTTAAGTTGTTAGATAATACAGTATATCCATTATCATCAACATATCTATATTATCAGTATCTACTAGAAATGGAGAATGTGTAGTGTGTATAATCTGATTGGTTTCAGATAAACTTTTAAAAAAGTTCAATAAATCTTTTTGAGCTAATGGATGCAAGGATAAACCAGCTTCATCAAGCAATATAATAGAGTTTTTAAATTTATTTTTAGATTCTACTAAGAAAATTAAATAAAAGCTTAAGAACCATTGTAATCCAGTACTCCGCGATTCAAGCGCTACTTTTCCAGACCGTTTCTCATCTGAAACCCAAATTTTAAAGAATTTGCCATCTGCACGCAAATCAAAAACATAATTTCCTTGTTTCCACCATCTTTTAAACTCAGAAGTTAATTTTGAAGAAGCTGAGTTTAAAAGGACAGTTCTTTCAGCTTTCTTTTCGGATAAATCTTGTATATCTGTTTCTGTTAAATTTGGTTTATCTATGCCTAATTCTAATATTTCTTGGGGATCCAATTTTATGAAATCAAATAGAACTCTCAATGTTCTTGCTTTTGCTGCAGCGACCCCACTTATATCTGTCCTTTTTAAATTTTCAATTACATGGGGAAGGTATATTTCAGAGTCAAGATTACCATAATTTGAATAGTATACAAAGGATGGTAATGCGTTAATTACTTTTTTCCATACCTCATCATTTTTAATAGGTGTTTTTTTTAGTAGCGCTATCTTTTCGTCTAAGATTCTTTCAAATTCTGCTAAAATAAGTTTGATTTCAGATTTTGAGCTCGCTTTTACTGAAATCGAAGTCATTGTTTTTATATTAGATAGTTCATTTGCATTTATTTTTTCGAGGTTATTTAGATATGATTGTATTTTATTTAAAGCGTCGACAACAGCTAATTTAAATTTTTTTTCTACAGCTGTTGAAGTACTAATACCATTGATTTCAGACAATTTAGCATTAACAATGTCGTTTAAATCGCTGGCATTTAATTCTTTATTCTTCATTTCATTTGGAAACTCATAATGATATTTACCATTATAATGTCGCTCAATATAGAGCAAATTAAGTTCGTTAACCTCGCGATTGGTTATAGTTACGAGTTCATCCAACAACGAATCCTCTTTGTCGATTTGAAAATAGGCTTGTATAAAAGGGAGTGTAGCACATTTGTTTTTTAAATCTGAGTAGTCATTTCTTGGCAAATCTTCTAGTAAATTGATTTCTCCGTCACTTGCTGGATGTAGCTTCCATAATGCAAGTAAGGCGTTTGACTTCCCCGCTTCATTGACGCCTATAATATTCGTTACATTAGAACAGTCAATCCATGTACTGTCTTTTATAGAGCGAAAATTGCAGACTCTAAATTTAACTAATTTCATAATACATAGCCTCCTTGGAAAATAGTATTGTATTGCTTATTGTTTTTATGTTAGAATAAATTTGTCAAGCAACTACTCTAGGGCATGCCGTATTATTACAGTTATCGTAAAAGTTATTAAGACCGGAACGATGCTTTTATAATATGCTAGTTTAGTTGCTTTTCCTGTATTTCTATATAATGTTGTTTTCGGGAGGAGCGGGATTATGTTGCTAACAAGAAATAAAATAGATCGATTAACCGCTTTATGGAACGCTGAAGCTATAGATCTAAAAACTGCATTAGAAGAAAATAACATAAGTATAGAAATAAATCAGGATGACTTGAAATATTTAATCATTAAGTTATGCGAACTAAGATTGGATCTTGACGATAGTATTTCTGATAATATAGATATATAATTGCAGCCCATGTGGGCTGCTTTTTATTTGTCTGTTTCTTTTAGTTGTTTTCTAACGTCTTTTTCTTGAAGTTCTTTATAATTGGTTTTTGATATAACTGTACGCCCTGTTTTTTTCTCCAGCGCCTTACGTGCATCACCGGCAATTTTACCGCCAGCTTTAGCTGCAGAGGAATTTTCTTTCATACCGTAAGCATCATGTGTTTTCGCTATCTCAGTGGTGGAAGCTTCACCAAGAGCGGAGAAAAGTAGTTCCAGGTCAGTCATATGATCTCTTAAATTCTCTGTAGGACGGTCAAGAGATTTTAGCTTTTTATATTCTGCCGGTGTGATTCCGAAGGTTGCTTTGCTAATTTCTGCGGTAAGGATAGCGTATTCTTTTCCTTCTTTGATTCCACGCTTTTTCCATTCATCGGTTAACGTATCTCGTATTGCTATGCCACGAATACGTTGTTCTATCCATTCATCGCTGTACCCTTTAGCTCTATAGGTATCACGAATTCGTTTTTGAGCCAGCTCCGGGTTTTCAATTTCGGCGATTCGTTCGCTACCTACCTGGGCAAGCCATTGTTTAAATGGTTCTGCTTTTGGAGATGGAATGGATTGAATAATGCGCAGCATATCTTTTGTATTTGCAACGTCTGTAAGGCGCATTTTTCCGTCTGCAGCTTGCATTTTCAACCTGTGACAATTTGTCACGGTTTCATTTCCTTCCGAAATTAAGCGTTGTTTTAGCTTTCTCCAATAGGCAGAGGGATCAATACTGTCTGTTAAAGCACCAACTACGTCAATAACAGAAAAATACCATTGCTGTTCTTCTTCGTTCCATACAGAACGTATTTGCTTAGATTGAAACAACTTTATGTTACTCATACTTTGCTACTCCTTATGCAAAAATTGCAAATTGCTTTTTGAGGGCTATAACAGATTTAAGGTTTATGATCGCTGCTTATATATTTTTGGACTTCGGTGGCGATATTATCATCAACTGTTTCAAAAAATTTATCCAATGTTCCTGACAGTACCATTGCAATAGAGACTATTGTTTCAAGCTTGGGAACTGTTTTCCCTGAAATGATATTTTGGATGGTTGTTGTGGAAAGTTCACTTTTACGAGCTAGTTCAGGTATTGAAATCCCTTGTTTGATGGAAAGTTCTATTATTCTGCTTATGATCCAAGCGTTTAATTCCTGTTGTAGGTTCATAATTTATCCTTTTTTATTTTAGTTGTTTTTTATTATGCTATTACCACCAGTATAAAGAGCAATCATTATACCTATTACCAAAGCTGTAAGCAGTGCATATTCTTTGACTGATAATGATTGTTTATATTTTATTGCTCGGTAAATACCTTTGGCACAAATAGCGCATAAAACACCGAAGAGAAAAATTGCAAATAAAATATTAATCATTGATTTTCATCTTTTTGCTCTTTTGGAAATCATAGGCTGAATCCATAAATTTCATTATAGTTTCACCCCAGGTACCTGGTATTACTGATGTCCATAGACTTGATGTTTCTCTTGTGTATATAACATCACCGGAAGAATTATAGATAACCTCAGATAATATTCTAAGTTTTCTTTTGTCTAAATTGTATTCCCAAAGGCTTTTACTGGAATTATCGTCTTTTGTAGTATAAGTTAGAACCCACACTCTAGTTATTCTGCCAGATAATTCCTTTTCGAATTCCATTGTTTGACCATCTAACCAAAATCCAATTTTATCATCAGAGCCAATCCAAAACCATCTATCAGGATCAGGCTGTTCAAAAGCACTGCAGATGGAAGAAACTGATAACACTAGAATAAATACTAACGCCAGTATCTTTTTCATATGTCAGGACCTCCTGAATTTTTGATTATCTTACTTTATTGTTAATTTTACAAATTGAAATGTTGGCCATTAATGATTACATCGGTAACTGTTTTACCGTCTGGACTAAAAGTAAATTTGAAATTTGTTCTAATGATGGCTCCAAATTGATTTTGTGAATCTACAAAGGATGATACAATTATTTCTTTTGGAGTCTTATAATATTTCCAATCACTAAAGCCTGCAAAGTCAGCTGTTGCAGGTGATACTAAGAGTTGCTTCATTGTATCTTGGCAAAATAATTGATATTTAGTCATTTCTGATGATTTCATGTAAAAATCTGAAGTTTTATAATTTAATTTGTTATTTGCATACATATCAAAATCCGCATAACGAATTGCTGTTACTTCATTACCAGTTATATATAAAATTATATTTGATAAATTATTTTCTTTTATGCGGTAGCCTTTTGTTTCAGGATTGTCTTTGTATTCATCCAACATTTCGTCATGTTTAATAGAAGGATTCTCGATTTCGCATTCATTAAAAAGTTTTTCTAAATTGTTTGCTGCTGCTGGTGACATACCTGTTATTTCACTTATTTTTTGCGACTCATAACTTTGCTTTATTTTAGTAACAGTGGTTGTTTGTTTATCAGATGTATTTATCGAATTTGTGCCAACTTTTTCTAATGGTGATATGAGAACACCAATTACAAAAAGGCATATACAAATAAAGCCTTTGCCTAAATAAGCAGAAAAAGGTTGTTTTTTCAAAAGTAGATATATTGACTTTATAGTGAAATAAGCACTTGCTGGTAATAAAATAAAAGTATTTATAATTGAAAATCCAACTCTTACATATGAAGAAAAAATAAAATATATAATTAAAAATGAATAAAAAAGTTTTTTGTTTTTGACATCTGACTTGTTTTGCAAGAACTTTTTCCCAAAGTATATTGCTATAAACATTATCAATATTACTAAACAGTCAATAACTCTTATATTGTCCATATAAAGTCATCTCCTATATCTTGTTATTGGCTAATTAATTCGTTTATTATTTGGTGAACTATCATTGGATCTGGACGGCGATCTTTTATCAACATATTTAGCTGATCGCTATCAAGGTCATGGCTGTATGATAGTAGGTGGATTGCAAATTCATTGGCTTCATTCTCCCGGCGGCAGGGGACATAGTAAGGTTTATTAGTGCTGAGATAGTAACCATAACCAGAATGCAACCGTGCATGACCAAGTTCATGACATAATACTATATGTTTTTGAAGTTCTGATAAATTTGCATTTAAAACAATACATTTACGCCTTAGTGGGCGAATCAGAAAACCTCTGATTGCTGATGGCAAATCCAACTCATAAATATCAAAGTTTAAGCATTTGGCAAGCTGGTAAGGATTCGCTGTATCATACTTTAATATGAGATTTTCGACACGCAATGATATATTGAACATGTAATTTAAGCGTAACCTTATTTTTTAGGGGAACGCTTATTTTTTTCTTTTGCTTGCCAAAATACATATTCAAGAGCATTTTTTAATTTTTGTCTATCTTCTTCATCTAGATGATGTACTTCTCCATCAAACATTACTTCGGTGTTTTCAAGAAATTTCGTTAAATCTTTGGGCTGCTTTTTTTCAGGTTGAGGTGATGTTCTACCTAATAATTCATCTAATGAAATATTAAATATGTTGCAAAGAGCAACTTTTATATCATCACTTGGACGTCTTTCATTTGATTCGTATTGAGACATTGTACTTTTGGCTATTTGCAATTTTTCAGCTAATGCCTTTTGAGATAATTTTGCCTTTGTTCTATAGAAATATATTCTTTCACCAAGAGTTTCCGAATGATTCATTATTATTCACCTTCTTTTTGTAATTCGCTTTTTGCGAATATTATAGCATTAATATTTGCTAAATGAAAATAAAATCACAAAACGAGAACAAAAGACTTGACAGTTCGCTAGAAGCGAATTATAATACGAGTAAAGGTGGTTCGCAGTTAGCGAACAGAAAGGAGGAGAACATGTCAATCGTTGAAGCAAGAATGCGTAGAGGGCTATCACAAAGAGATATGGCTGATTTGTTGCACCTGCCATATAGTACATATAATGAATATGAAACTGGTAGAAAGACGGTGCCTGCTGAAATTGCAACAAAAATTTCGGAAATAGTTGGTGAGCCTGTGGGTTCTCTTTTTTTACCCGTTAGGTTCGCTGTTAGCGAACAAAAGAGTGAGGAAGAGTGTGAAAATAATAAAGATTCTGCATGAGGTGTTAATAGTGAACAAAAGATTAGAAGAAGTTGAAGCTGAAGGAAAAATAATTCCTGCACTTGGAAAAACTGTTGCTGATGTTAGGCGGGAATATAGCAAGTCAATACTATACTTCTTAGACGAAAATGACTGGCCAGTAAAATTTGTTGTAACTTTATCGACACTTGTAAAAAATTTGAAGGTGTTACTTGATGGTGAGATTGTCTATGTATATTTAATAGAACGTGAGGGATAAAAGATTATGGATCTGAGGTTCACACAATTATGGGTTTGGCAGGGTGTTTCGTTGGGAAACGATAGATGAAAGCGTGTGAGGTGATTGTTATGGAATCAAAATTTAATCAGCTATGTGTTTGGACAGCAACTACGTTAGACGGATATAGCAAAGAAGACCTTGAACAGTTTTTTTTGGATGAATTTAGTTGCAGAATAAAATTTGCCGAAGAAGTTGTTACTTTACCATGTTTAGAAAAAAATGAAGAAGGTGGAAGGCATGACCTGTTTTTCTACGTTCATGATGATGATATTGGTAGATTTGCTGTCAAGCGGCTTCTATATGGAATACGTTGGTGGGAAGACGTTCTTGGCAATGGTAACGGATATCAATATTCAGAAGATACCCTAAAAAAGTATCCAAAAACTTGGTAAAGCAGGATGAAAAAAGAAAGGAGTTTTAATTTGAAAACATATCATAAAGACTTTTGTGGTGTTACTGCTAGTGTTACAGATAAGGTCGATGGAACAGCTCGGTTGGTGGTATGTGATCAGTATGGCAAAAAGGTTAAAGATTCTATCCATAAAAACAGGGCTGCTGCACTGGCAGCCTGGCGTAGATTTTGTGCATAGACGATGAAAGGTTTGTAATGAAATATGGTGAGAGTTTAATGGAAAAACACATTGTAAGTAGAAGCGAGATTTCTGTCGAAAGACATTTTGACCACAGTTGTTCGCTGTCGTTAAATGCAGTAATGAAACTACTTCAAATGCTTGATAGAGATATGGAGAAAGGAGATGAAGAAAAATGTCCTGCCCTGTCTGTGGCAAAGAATTCGGCGGCGAAGAATACATCTTTATATGGGATGATCTTGAAAAACAGAGCGTTAGGATCTGTGGAAGTTCAAAATGCATTCAAGCTTTTAAATGCGAATTGAGAAGACGTCACCGCCATAAAAACGTTTCATCTAAAGAAATTTTATCATGAAGGAGGTCTAAAAATGGCAATTAATACAGCTAATCCTTATTTACAAGCTAGATTATTTAGCCAAATTGGACGCATTCAGGCTGCTCAAGAATTAGCTTTGGCAGAGAGTACTCTGAAAAATTATGAATTAGGTTTATCGCCGGTACCTGATTCAACGGTTTTAAGGATGTCTTATCTTTATCGTACACCGTGGTTAAGAGTTCAGCATTTGCAGAAAAATGTAGTTTTCTGCGATATTTTTGGACTGATTCCAGAAAGTCCAACATTAGCTTTTGGTGTACTGCAAATGCAAAAAGAAGTTAGCGATGTTGTTGGAGTTTTACCGGCAATAATTAGTGATGTTGTAAATCAATCAAGAGTAAGTTCGCATTTGATAAGTGAACTTAGAGAAGCAGCTGTTGCTTTGCTTAGTATTTTTGGGCGAGAAACAAAAAAAGAAACCGCCTGTGCTGGTACACAAACGGTTTCTAGGGGTTAGTAGACAATTATGTCTAAGGTCAAGTCAATTATAGCACATTATGCGATCTTTGCAAGAAGGAGGTTGCGTTGAAAAATTACTGTGATGTATGTTCTGCAGCTATTGAACCAGTTACCGAACTGAAAGTATGGAACGCAGAAGAGAAGAAGATTTACCGTTTCTGCAGTTTTGAATGTTTAAAAAAGATGCAGAAAAAGAGCAAAAAACGTAGGAGGTAGTTGTATGGCCAGAGATATAAAACAACGATGTGCCAGATGCGGAAAGGCTATATCTGATTGGCATTATGTCAATAATAAGCCTGTATGTATCGATGATCGTTTGTGTTATCGCCGGCCAAATAGAAAATATAGAAAGCAAAAATCTAAAAATAAGGTTTTGGCAAGAGTTAAATCTAGATATGGAGGTGAACTGTAATGAAATACCTTATTGCTTTGATTGGTGTTATTTTGGTGGCTTTAAGCATTGCCAATTCTGTTGATGCTGTCCAGCCTGAAGCGCAGGTAGAAGTAGTTTCTTATACTGTGCATCATGGAGACACTCTTTGGTCTATTGCTAACCATTATGCGCCGGAACATATCAAGGATATAAGAGAATTTATGTGGCAGATTTGCCAAGATGATCGCAACCAGAATTTGTTTAAAGCTGGTCGTCTTTTACAACCAGGAGACCATCTTTTAATACCGTTAAGTATAAAAAAATAGACGCCGTGTTAGGGACGCAGCGCCTATAAAGTGAAAAAACATAGAAACGATATGTTTCTGCCCAAGTTTTATTATAGCATATCGTTTCACTGTTTTCTATAATCATTATTTTAGAAAAAGGAGCAATGAAGTATGACTTATAAGACTTGTCCTAAGTGTGGGGCGAATTTAGACGCAGGAGAACGATGCGATTGTGAAGATGTGGAGCTGAGGTGTCAATATTGTGTTCATTGCTTGCCTATTGGCGAAGGTGATCATATTTGTTATAAAAATGGAGTTCCGGTTATCGTTTTGTCGGAATATGCTCCAACCGAAGATTATTTGTATTGTAGAAGAAAGGACAGATAAAAATGGCAAAACTGATTATGACTGTTGAGGAAATGCAAAATCGTAGTAAATGGCTGAAAATGCGTAAGGCTGGTATTGGTGGTAGCGAAGCTGCTGCAATCGTGGGGCTTAATCCGTGGAAGTCGGCTTTTCAACTTTGGATGGAAAAGACAGGGCAGGTTGAACCGGAAGATTTGAGCGATAACGAGTATGTTTATTGGGGCAATGTATTAGAGCAGGCTGTCGCTGATCGTTTTTGCGAGCTGACAGGAAAGAAGGTTCAGCGCCGGGGCATGCTGCAGGATGACGAATATCCGTATATGCTTGCCAGTGTTGACCGGATGGTAGTTGGTGAGAATGCAGGTCTTGAGTGTAAGACGACTAACGCCTTTAACAGTAAAGTTTGGGCTGATGATGAGCTGCCAGATAGTTATTACATCCAATGCCAATGGTACATGATGGTTACTGGTTGTGAGAAGTGGTATATCGCTGTATTGATTGGTGGAAATAAGTTTATATGGAAAGAAGTGCCACGTAATGCGGCCGACATTGAAGCGTTAAGAAAGGCTGCAGTTGATTTTTGGTCAATGGTAATCACTAATACTATGCCGCCTGTAGATGGAAGTAATGACTGCAGTAATGCTCTTGCTGATAAATTTCATGGAGAAAGTGGTAAAACTATTGATCTTCCGGCCACCGCTAAGGCGTGCATAGAGCGGCTACGGAGTATTAAAGAGAGTATCGGTAAACTTGAGGAACAAAAGAAGTTAAGTGAGAATGAATTGAAATCAATGTTAGGTGATGCTGAGGTTGGCATTATAGGTGAAGATAAGGTTACATGGAAAATCCAAGCGGGAAGAGTGACTGTTGACAGTAAACGATTGAAAGCAGAACAGCCTGCAATCTATGAATCATACAGCAAGATTGGAAATCCAATCAGAGTATTTAAAGTTGGTTAATTATAAAGGAGCGTGTTTAAAATGGCAAATACAAGCGGTGGGTTGTTATCTACAGTAAATAAATCTAATGAAAATAAAGATGTACAGAAAAAGAGCATTGCTTTAATTATGAACGAAATGCTTGATAGCAATGGTATTAAGGCAAGAATCAACGAATTGCTTGGCAAAAGATCTGCACAGTTTGCCGGTAGCTTAGTTAGTTTAGTAAATGCTGACGCAAATTTGCAAAAGGTGTTTGCACAAGCTCCGATGACTATTATTCAAGCTGGACTTAGAGCGGCAGCTTATGATTTGCCTGTCGATCCAGGTCTTGGATATGCATATATTGTTCCATTTAATAATACAGTTAAAGATAAAGATGGAAAAGAATTTAAACGTATGGAAGCTACTTTTATTATGGGTTATAAGGGTATGTATCAATTGGCCATGCGTACAGGTGTGTATAAGAAGTTAAATGTTGTTGATGTTCGTGAAGGGGAACTGAAAAAATATAATCGATTAACAGAAGATATCGAAATTGAATTTATTGAAAATGAAGATGAGCGTGAAGTTAAACCAATCATTGGGTATTGTGGATATTTTCGTTTGGTAAATGGTATGGAAAAAACTATTTATATGACGGTAAAAGCATTAGAAGCTCATGAATTGAAACACCGAAAAGGCAAATATATGGGCAAGGGATGGCGTGATGATAAAGATGCTATGTGTCGTAAAACCATTTTACGTAAATTGATTGGTAAGTGGGGTGTTATGAGTATTGACTATCAATCTGCATCCCCATCCATGATTGCTGCGGCTGAAGCGGTTGCAAAAGGACAGTTTGATGATGATGATATCCCAACAATAGAATCTACCGCTACGATTGAACAACTTTCTGATGAGCGCACAGTTGACTTGGAAACGGGCGAAATTGCTTTTGACGGGGATTTTACTGAGGACGAATTACAAGCTGCTCAAAGCGGAAGTGAGGATAAATAATATGGAATTAGAGATTTACCTGTTAGAGATGGAGTTGAGTGTATATGAGTAAAAAAGAAGCCGCTGTTACTTTAGCGTTTATCTTCTCTGCAGGTTTCCTATGGCAGCTTGGTTGTGCTTTGGCAGAGGTAGTAGTAGAGTGGCATATTTGGAGAGGCTGTGTGATATTTTGAATATATTTGATCCTGACAAGTATAACGAAATTATGTCTTGTAACGCAATATTACTAAAATGGCCGCTAGGGCAGGTAAGGAGAACTTTTTATAAATCAAGGCCTGCTGGCGGTGAAATACGACTAAGAAGGACAGGCGGTTGTAGAATAATTTGGCCTTGGCAGACATTTTCTGCTAGGTATAAGAAGAACGGCAGGAAACTGCTTAAACGGCGGATAAAGCTGCATCACCGCAGGATTGAAGGCGTTGTGGTTGAATGGTTTCCTTATCAAAAAGGAGTGAGTGTGCGATATGAATAAAGTTGTTTTAATGGGAAGATTGACTCGTGATCCGGATGTTAGATACACACAGACAGGCAAGGTAGTAACCCAGTTTACATTAGCGGTAGATCGACCGTTCAAGTCTGCCGACGGAAATAAGGAAGTTGACTTTGTGCCGGTAGTGGTTTGGGGTAAGATTGCTGAAATGATTGGTAATGGCTGTCATAAGGGGCATAGGTTGCTTGTAGATGGTCGGCTGCAGATCCGCAGTTATGATGCCAAGGACGGTACAAAACGCTGGGTAACGGAGATCATCGCTAATAGCGTGGAATTTATTGAGCGTAGGTCGGATACAGCGAAACCAACAGATGAAAAAAGTGAGATGGAAGCATTCGGGCAGGCCGTACCGTTTGATGAAGAAATACCGTTCTAGGAGGCGGAAATGCAATACGATTACGAAAGAGCAGCAGCGATAATCAATGCCTTTAGGGATTTGGTAATGGAAATAAAATCCATTGATAATGCTTGTCAGACAGAAATCAAAGAAGCTGATATGGCCTTTTGCGATATTCGTCATAAATGTGAGATTGATTATCCTAAAAACAGGAGCACACGGACCAAAATTTGCAGATTGATGAAGGAGTACAGCGTAAGGCGCCGGAACGCAAAAGAAACTCTTGAAGTTATAACGCCATTGGTACGATTTTTAGATAAAAATACTCATGCCAGTAATTTGATAGGTCAAATGGCAAACGAAACTCGCAAGGCCTTAGAAAACACCCGCAGAAGCAAAGTATATAAGGCGAGGGTGCTTCCTGAATTGTTTGAAGGAATGGAGCGATAAAAGTAATTATGCATATCAATATAAAAGCTATGCTAGCAATGATTAAAGATGAACCAGAGGACAAATATATACCAGTTTTAAAACCAGTTCTTGAGGCTCTATTAAACGAGAATAAGATGCTACGTAGGAAAAATAGCCAGCTTGGTGGGAAAGTGGCGAGAATGAGGAGAGCGCTCAACGGAGGAGATTGAGAATGAGGATACCTATGATATCAAATATTAAAAGGATGATGAAAAAATGGAAACAAGAACAATTAAATTAATAGAGGCAAGATTTTTCCAGTTAACCCTTCAGCCAATGAATGATAGTGCAGATAGCTGCAGAATCATTGCTGTTTCTGATGATTATTGTAAGTTGGTTAAATGGTATCAAGCGCAGATCGAATCTGATGGAAAGGGTGTAATGCGGTTCAAGCTAGGATCTCCGTTAGAATGGTTTTATCCTGCGGCATCTTTGGAACTGAATCGTTTAGACGCTTATGATCGTGGGATTTCTGATGAGTGGGTAAATCTAAGTGTCTACGAAGATATTTTCGAGAGTAAAGATTATTATGTTGTTCGCTAAGCATTGGGATTGAAGGTGGCCTTATGGGTAATCGGATAATAAAAGAAAGTATATGCAGCAGCCCTACAATTGATCAACTCACTTGGTTCGAAGAAGCGTTCTTCTATCGGCTAATGGTTAATTGTGATGATTATGGACGTATGGATGGAAGAATTCCTATTATTAAATCTAGGCTGTTTCCTTTGAAGGATATAACAAAAGCGACTGTTGATGATGCGCTAAATAAGTTATCGAAGGTAGGCTTGGTGGTTCGCTATGAAGCAAATGGGCAACCGTACTTGCAATTGGTAACTTGGGGTAAACACCAGCAGATTAGAACTCGTAAAAGTAAATATCCTGATCCACCTGATACAGCAAAGACGATTTTATCCACAGGTGTTGAGAAGTCAAACACTAACACTTGTAATCAAATGAAATCAAATGAAATCATTTGCCCGCCTAATCCAATCCAATCCAATACGAATACGAATCCAATACAATCCAATACAGTACTATATGAGTTAGTACTTAATACTGTAGAGAAAACCAAAGAGCAGTTAGTGTCTGACGCATTTGATGACTTTTGGGATTTATATCCAAAACAAACGGAAAAAGAAGTTGCTAAAGCTGCATTTCATTCTCTTGTTGATATTGGGATTTTTCCTGATGACATTGTTTCTGCTGTGCTGAAGTTAAAACGTGAAAAGGTAGGTACTCAGATTCGTTATTATAAAAAGCCGGCAGATTTTTTGAATTTTGATGTTATATCTAGATATCTGCCTAAGTATCTAAATAAATGTCCTATTTGTCAGTCTGCTGGGTTTGTCCCTGAAGAGGCAGGAAATGGTATGAAACAGTGTGAGTGTGCAGATAGGTACAATCATTTGGGGTGGCATTTTAAAGAATCTTAGAGGGAGTGATATTTTTTATGGATAAAAAATTGATATATATTGCTCATCCCTTTGGTGGTGATGATGTAAATGTAAAAGCGTGTGAGGATCTCGTTCGGAAGCTGACGACTAATTGCAATAACTCTTATGTATTCATTTCGCCAGTACTTAATTTTGGTCATATGTATGTGAATGTTGATTATATCGATGGTGTAAATGTTTGTTTAGATCTGTTGAACGCTTGTGATGGATTATTACTTGCTAACGCTTGGCAAACATCCCGAGGATGTATGGCTGAGTATGCTTTTGCAAGGGCTAAGGGAATAACAATTTTTAGTCTAAAGGACTTTAACTTATGATTGATTACATCGTTTTATATACTTCATGTTTTGTCTTTACTGGTATATGTGTTGCCTTTGTTTATAAAGTCTTAACCAATAACAGGCTTTAGGTATACGCAAGATTACTTCACATTGGAGATGAACAGATTGGTAAAAAATAAAAAATACTCAAGGACCAGTTTAAAATATTGCGGTATTCCAATGGAAAAAGCATTGGACCAACATGGTTGCGATATAGTTCGTGATTTCTTTGGTAAAGTTCTCAAAGCTGCTACATTAGCTGCAGAGAATAATATACATATGGATGGTCAGGCAATTTCTAATTTAATGACAATGTATCGAAATAGGGTGATTTGATGAAAAAAGAACGCTATATGTCAAAAAACGAAATGTTAGATGCTATGAAGGTTGGTACATTCTCGGGAGAATTAGAAGCTATTGCTAATAGAACACCTGAATCGGAGTGGAGAAAGCGCTTGCGATCTGCAGCAACTAATTGCCAAAAGGTGTTAGAAGAACGATTATTTTGCTTGGATAAGGATCAACTGCAGACTGTACAGCGCCGTCATAATCATAACAAAATGGTTTATGTGACCAGTGACGATAAGAGATATGTGCCAACTGATAAGGAGAATCCCCAGGAGCTTGTGACAGTATCTATTGATGATTTATATACGGTAATAGACCATGCGTTTGAATCGTGTCATCTATGTACACAAGGTATTAAAGTTGAAGAGTGTCGATATCGTAAGTTATACCATCGGTTAGGTGTTCCGGTCGCAAGAGATAATCCTGCAGATGGTCAATGTGAATTTATGTGGGAGGAAAAATAAAATGAATATTGATAAAAATAAGTTAGTATCAGCAAGAGAGAAAGCTCTGATGAATCAATTTGAACTGTCGCAAGCCAGCAAGGTAGATTTAAGTCTTATAAGACGTTTGGAAAGCATTGGAGGTGCAACGCCGAAATCCATTGCCGAAAAACTCGCTATTGCATTAAGCACCCGGCTGGACGATATAACGACCAGCGAAGATATAGGGCAAGAATCTACTGTCGAAGGCGGTAATTTATCCGATGGCGGTGTTGCCGTTTCAGAGCAGAAAGCTTTTTTGTTGGTTAATACAAGAAGAAGCTTAGACCAATCTCCGGCACCGAGGCTAATCAGAATTGATCAGATAACATCTATGAGTGTTGATTTTAAAGAGCCTAAAATTTGGGTGATTTATGAGACCGGCAGTAATGGAATGACCTCTACAGTAACAGAATATTTTAAATCATTTGATGATCGGGATACAGCATGGGCTTCTATTATGACCAAAATATCTGAAACTAATAATGTCATTAGGAGTGATTCAAATGGCTGTGATAACGAATAAGGAGAGATAGCAATGATCTACATAGGGGTAGATGTAGGTAAAAAAGGTGGATATGCAATCATAGATGATGATCTTGTAATTGCGTATCCCTATGATGATAAAGAATTTGTTGAATTTATGAATAGCATATGCGACCGAAAAGCTGTAGCTTGTATTGAACAGGTTGGCGCTATGCCAGGGCAAGGAGTAACGAGTATGTTTAACTTTGGTAAATCAGCTGGATTTATCGAAGGTGTATTACAGGCACTTGAAATTAGATATCAACTTGTTAGGCCGCAGGTTTGGAAAAAAGAATTTGGCCTTAATGGGAATAAACAGAAATCGATAGAGGTGTGTCGGAAGTTGTTCCCGGATGTTAGTTTATTACCAACATCTCGTTGCAAAAAATCACATGATGGCATGGCTGAGGCTTTGTTGATGGCAGAGTATGCCAGACGCAGGATGTAAAGGAGTGCGATTTGAAAATGATTGATGTAAAAATTAAATTGTTAGACGGCGGTATTATGCCAACTAAAGCTCATAATGACGATGCTGCATGGGACTGTTATGCGAGAGAATGTGTCGAAGTTGGCAAAGAACCGGTGTTAATTGGGTTAGGCTTTGCAATAGAGCCGCCTAAAGGCTATTATGTGGAAATTGCACCTAGAAGTAGTATCGGGTTTAAAACGCCGCTTCGCCAGCCGAACGGCATCGGGATTATAGACAATGGGTACAGAGGCGAAGTCAAAGTTATGTACGAAGCCAAAAGACTAGCAAGGAAATTTAATAAAAATGGCAGCTCATGGGAAATGCCCTATAAAGTTGAAGCAGGTGATCGCATAGCACAGATGATCTTGCGTAAGCAGGAGGAAGCTGTGTTGATAGAAGTCAAGGAACTTGCGGAAACCGATAGAGGAATAGACGGCTTTGGCAGTACCGGGAGGTAAATGATGGCTGAAACGGAACTGACGAAAGAAATAAAAAAAGCGCTGTTGTATTATACCAAAGCTGATCAGGCCGGCGTGTATGGGTGCTATGAAGTTTGCCTGGGGGCTGGTTATGGTGATGAATATGTTGATTTTATGACAATGAATAGTACTAACGTCTTTCAGGCTTATGAAATAAAAATTAGTCTATCTGACTTAAAAAGCAAGGCAAAGCTATCATTTTGCGGAGATTATAATTACATCGTTTTGCCAACAGAACTTTATCGGAGAGAAGCGGTTAAAGAAGAATTGAAATACCATACAGCCAGGGGGATTGGAATTCTCTTGTATGGTGATTGTTTTGGACAGAAATACATAAGTCAGGAACGTATATCGAGGAAAAGGACGCTAAACATCGGCCGTAAAGTTGAGCTTATGCACTACATGATTCGTAGTTTGAGCCGATATCCCGTTAAATTAGCAAAGGCGGTGGAGTAAAATGACTAATCGTGACTACATAATGAATATATCAGTCAAAGATTTTATAAACGAATATTGCTTACCGGTTGGCTACACCGAAGAAGATTTTGTAAGACTAATGATTTTGTTTAAAGCGGATAACGAAAAAATTCATAAATGGCTTGATGGCGAAATGATAGGCGGGAGAAAACTGACAAATGCCGAACGCATTAAGTCTATGAATGTTGAAGCTTTGGCAGAGGAATTAGATATATTAATAACTGAGTTTGGAGGTGCCGTTCCATGTGCTGCGTGTGCTGGTGAAAAGGATACTACTGGTAATTATTGCTGTGCAGACTTTAGTGACGATTGCAGGCAAGGCGTAGTGAAGTGGTTAGAAAGTGAGGCTAGAACCGATGAACGAAAAAATATCGCCATATGACCGTTGCATGGTTTGCGGTAAAAAAAGAGCGGTATTTCTATGTGATTTCCCTGCTAATAATATACTGTTTGATTTCCCTGACCCAGAGACAGGAGATAAGATACCAATGCAGCGACAAAATACATGCGATTTACCAATGTGCAAGGATTGTGCAGTAGAGGTAGCAGAGAATCGACATTTTTGTAAAACTTGCGCAATGAAATTTATCATAAAGAGTTTACCGACGTTACCAGAAAAAATTATTATGCAGCATATTAAGTTTAAGGCGGTGGAGTAGATGAAAAAACCTGAAATAAAGTACGTAGGCTGGTGCCATGAGTGCAAATGCCTAGGAAGTTTTATTTGTGGTAACTGTAAGCCTAATGAGAAATACAGCTTTGGTAGACCTTCTGAATTTATGCCTGAGAACAAAAAGCGTTGGGTAAGAATGTAGGAGTAAAAAATGAAATACTTAGACTATTGTTATTTGTGCATTAATAATAGAAAGGCCAGTGAGTTGAGCGAAAACCCAAAATGTAGTAACTGTATTCAGCTTACTGTTATGTCTATGCCAACTAAGTTTAAATCGCGTAGGATTACTTGGGCTGACAGAACGGAGATAAAAATATGATAGCAATTAAAGAAATGGATATGCCTGCAAACTGCGCTGAATGCCCGTTGACATATCCAGTTGGCTTTTATAGGAATCAACCATTTTTTGTTGATAAGAGTAAAGGTTGCTGTATTCTTGCCTGTGAAATTGAAAATCCAAACATTAGGCTGATAGATTGTCCATTAATTGAGATAAAGGAGTGTAAAGAACAATGAATTGCATGGATGTTATTTATTTACTAATGAATTGTGTCGTTACAGCATCTATTATTGTGGCTATAGCGTCAGCTCTTTGGTCTATGTTGGTACTTCTGACTGACAGCAGTGACAGACATAGCCGCTTATATGTCATTACTCACACTATAGGGGCTATAACACTTATGTTATTTGGAATAAAATTTCTCGTAGGATGGTTGAAATGACCAATAATAAAATATGTGTTTACAGACAAGGGGGCATGAAAAATGTATGAAATAGGATCGAATTTATCAACGGTATCAATAGCTATATTGACCGTAGTTTTTATAGCTGTTTCTGGATATTTTGACACAAGAAGGTGAAGAAAAATGCGTGAAATATTATTTAGAGGTAAAGGAATAAATGATAAAGAATGGCGCTACGGCTTTTATACAGAACAGCAGGGATACCCTTACATAACACCAGATGGAGTGGCGATGTATGAAATTGACGCTAATACCGCAGGGCAGTATACAGGCTTTGTCGATAAAAATGGCAAGAAAATATTTGAGGGCGATATCGTCTGTATGGACGACTGGATACCCCCATGTATGCAGGTAGCTTATGCACAGGGAGCTTTTTACTTAGCGGAAATTGAAAAACCAGTTAAATATTATGGTGACATTTATTATTTAAACCATGGTGGGAACCCTTGTGCAAAAGTTATCGGCAATATATATGATGATTTGAGCTACTAAAGGAGCGGTGAATAAAAATGGAAGAAGAACAATGCCCTTGTGATGATTGTGACGCTACCTGTGATTACTGGGACAGTAAATACTGCTGTACATATTGTCGTTGGCAGTATGGCGACATTGAACCTGACTGTGAGAATTGTGACCCGATGGATATTTGAGAGGACGGTGAATAGATTATGAAAACAGTAATAGCAACAGTTATTGAAAAAAATGAGTATGAAATCGAAATAGATGTAGAAAATGACGCTACAGAAGACGAAATTTGGGATGCTGTAAAAAAAGTATACTTGGAAGATGATTATATTTATCTGTCCAAAGTGGACAGTAATTATGATATAAAGATAAAAAATAGTAGGTGAATAATATGGAATTGATAGCTAGGGAAGCTTTAAAATCAAAATTACAAAAAAACATAGAAGAATTAGCAGATAAAACTGGATTTTTTGAGGGAATAAGAATGGGGTATGAAAGTGCTGTGCACTTTGTTGAACAAGCCCCTACAGTAGAGGAACGTAAGCGTGGGCATTGGGACGGGGGCGGTGCTTACTACTGTTCTAATTGCAACGCATATGCCGCAACAGATGTATTTGGCGGCGGGTTGGATATTACTGAACAGCATTATTGTTATAATTGCGGTGCTATTATGGACGGTGAACCCGAATGAACATACTAAAGTTAGAAAGATCAATAGCTTTATTAAAACCAATCATTTGGAAAATGCCTATGAATAAGAAAAGAGAGGCTTATATAACTTTATTGACAGCTGCTCAAAAGCAGATACCGCAAGAAGTAAATTTGGTAGTCGAAGAGCATTTTATACCAAACTGTCCTTTTCCACAACAAATACCTAAAGGCTGGGCATGTCCTGTATGCGGACGTGAGGTAGATGATGATGCTCATTATTGCAAATACTGCGGCCAAGCTATATGTAATGATTGAAAGGTGTTGAGGATATGAGTAGGAGCAGAGAATTATTTCATTTTTGTGCGGCTATGGATGTTGAAAGTATTAAGCGACAGGGGCTTACGCTTGGAATGTGTCCTGTAGATACAAAGCGTGGAATTAGAATGATTAAAAAATGCCAGTGGCTAACAGTAAATTCTGATCCATTAAAACAGACGTGGGCAACAAGCCATGGGCTTAATTATAGCCGAACAGCTTATAGGCTACGCATAATAATTCCAGGAAAACATTTACGTAATTTGGTTGCAGCGGGAGAATTCGTAAAAACACTGCCAGTAGAAGCACGTTATTTTGTGGAAGATTGGCCAGGGTCAGAAGATTGGTACATATATAGGGGAGAGATTCTTCCGCAGTGGATAAAAGAAATCGTGAAAATGAAGGAGTGCGAAGAATGAATAAAGTAACCCTGCTTGGGAGATTAGTTAAAGACCCGGAAGTAAGATACGCACAATCGGGTAAATGTGTAGCACAGTTCACTTTAGCGGTAGACAGACCTTTCAAAGATGCTAATGGCAACAAAGAAACCGATTTTATCCCCGTTGTTGTTTGGGGTAAAGCTGCTGAATTAGTGGGTAACAGCTGTCAAAAAGGCCACCGTTTACTTGTAGACGGACGCCTACAAATACGCAGCTATGATGCTAAGGACGGCACAAAACGTTGGGTAACGGAAGTCATCGCAAACAGCGTGGAGTTTATCGAACGTAAAGCGGACGTAGCAGCTTCGGCTGGTGATAAAGGCGGGTTTGAATCGTTCGGGCAGGCAGAAGATTTAAGCAACATTCCATTTTGACAAGGAGTAGATAAAATGGCGAGAATACTAGACGCTTGTTGCGGTAGTCGAATGTTTTGGTATGACCGAGAGAATAAGCACACGATTTATCAAGATAACCGAGAGCTAAATACTACGTTGTGCGATGGGCGAAAACTTGAAATTAAACCTGACACTTTCGGCGATTTTAGAAAAATGGATTACGCCGACAATACTTTTGATTTAGTGGTGTTTGACCCGCCGCATTTAAACAAGGCTGGTAAAAATTCTTGGCTGGCACAAAAGTACGGAGTGTTGGCCGATAATTGGCAAGAAGATATTAAGGCGGGTTTTGAGGAGTGTTTTAGGGTATTGCGGCCTTTCGGCACGTTGGTTTTCAAGTGGAACGAGGTGCAAATACCATTTAGCGAGGTAGTTAAGTTAGCACCGGAAGAGCCGCTGTTTGGGGATAAAAGAGTTAATACTCGTTGGGTTGTGTTTTGCAAAGGTGCTAGAGCCAGTGACAGAGTTACTGATTAATATAAGTTTGGAGTGGTAAGGCATGAAGCAATACTGTCGTTATTGTAGTAACTGTATGGATGCAGGCGATATTTATTATTGTGACGCTAAAGCAATTCCGAACACAAGCATAAATGCTATATTGCCAATAGAAAAATTAAAGCGTGTCAATAAATGCAAAGATTTTTGCTTTTGTGCAGTAGATGTGTTAGATCCGATAGGGAATAGACGATATAAACCGCGACGTCCATCTGTTCTGAAAAGAAAAATGTTAGAAGAAATCTTGTTCAAATAAAGGAGAACAGTGAATGAAACCAATCAATATAAAAGCCATGATGGCAATGATTAAAGATGAGCCAGAGGATAAATATATACCGGTATTAAAGCCAGTACTTATGCAGGCTTTAACGGAAATCAAACAACTGCGCCGAAAAAATAGTCAGCTCGGCGGGAAAGTGGCTCGGTATCGGAGAGAAAAGGAAGAGCTTGAAGATGCCTTGGCGATGTACCAATGACGACGTGGAATGAACTGCCGGCACACCTTGTAAGTAAAATACGTTCGGACAGCGTAACGGCGCCGGCGAATTTACCAGGGACAGAATCCAAACTGAAATATGGCAATAGAGTTACCGAGGTAGACGGTATCCGTTTCGACAGCGAAAAAGAAGCTGACTATTACTGGCAATTACATTGGCTTATGCGTGAAGGTACAGTAAAAGAGGTTGAACTACAGCCAAAATTTGTTTTACAGCCTGGTTATAAGAGAGACGGTAAAAAGATAAGGCCGATTATTTACAAGGCAGATTTCAAGGTAACAGAAGCTGACGGGCATATATATTACGTCGATACGAAAGGGATGCGGACGCAGGTGTATCTGATCAAAAAGAAGATGCTGCTTTATAAGTACCCGGATATTGATTTTAGAGAAGTTTAAGGCGGTGGAGTAGATGAGTAAATTTGATTACGACATATTTTACGGCGGAGCAGATGACCTTGGTGTAAGCAAAGAAAAATATACTAAGGAAGAAGCTATAAAGATAGCAATGGTAGAGCTAGAACGGCATAATACAAATGGCTTATTTTTGGCAATGAGTGATGCTTTTGCACGTCATAGGGCAGGAGTAAATGAAGATAATGAGCCTTGTGTTGGCTGGTGGCTTGAATATGAAGAAAGAAAAAGAAGTTGTCCTGTATATGCTTTTCATGTAGTAAATAAAGAACGTATGGAGTGGGAGAAAACACGGCCTTGTTATGCTGGAACTGAATATATTCCATGGGAGGCTTGTACATGATAGCAATTAAAGGAATAGATATGCCTGCAAACTGTGATGAATGCCCGTTGACATATCCAGTTGGCTTTTATAGGAATCAACCATTTTCTGTTGATAAAAGAAAAGGCTGCTGTATTCTTGCCTGTGAAATTGAAGATACAAACATTAGGCTGATAGATTGCCCATTAATTGAGATAAAGGAGCGTGAGCAAGAATGACAAAAAAAGAATTTATTGAACTGATAGAAGAATACCCGGATAACGCAGAAATTGTAGTATCCAATTATACCATTGGGTTTAATGTGAACTGTGTGGAATATCACGACCTCTGGAATCAAATTCAGTTAAGTGAAGAATAGTAAGAGGTGAATAATTATGGCAGATTATAACAAATTATTAAACGCATTACATACAATTCAAGATGAATGTATCTCACATTGTGAGTGCTTTGATTGCCCATTTGTATCTAAAAATAAAGTGAGTTGCGGACTTATATTAAACCTGCCTTACAAATGGCCAATTAAGACAGATTATAAGATTCGTTTATTAGAGGACGGTGACGAAAATGTATGAAATAGGACCGAATTTATCAATGGTATTAATGGCTATATTGACCGTAGTTTTTATAGCTGTTTTTGGATATTTTGGCACAAGAAGGTGAAGAAAAATGCGTGAAATATTATTTAGAGGTAAAGACAGTATCACTAAAAGTTGGGTATATGGGGCACTTGTACAACAACAGGACGACCCTTTAAAAGAAAAAGCGTTTATTATTAGTTATTCAAATTATCAGTTTGGTGATTTTTCAGAAGCGGTTATGCATGAAGTTGACCCTGAAACTGTTGGTCAGTGTACTGGGTTTGGTGATAAGAACGGCAACAAGATATTTGAAGGCGATATTGTTAGTATTTGTAATTCTAAGACCTTTTTCTTTATTGTGTATTGGAACCACGCAGTAAAAAGTTTTATTTTAAAAAGTACAGTTAATGGAGTGAATGGTATTGATTGTAACGTTTTAGATTCAACACAAGACATAGAAGTTATAGGCAATATCTACGATAATCCTGAGCTAATAAAGGACGGTGAATAATATGGAATTGATAGATAAAAATGCTTTGGTGAAATATTTAGAGGGAATGGGAAATGAAATATATGCAGGCAATGATGAATATTTTATAGGACAGAAAGCGGGTTTAATGAAAGTCGTTGGTGTTGTAATGACCTTTCCTGCAGTAGAGGAACGTAAGCAAGGATGTTGGAAAAATGGCTGCTGTACTGTATGTGGTGAATCTGCTGCAACCGATGGACACTTTGACTTTATACCCGAGGAAGAACAGAAATATTGCTGGAATTGCGGGACTATTATGGACGGTGAACCCGAATGAACATACTAAAGTTAGAAAGATCAATAGCTTTATTAAAACCAATTATTTGGAAAATGCCTATGAATAAGAAAAGAGAGGCTTATATAACTTTATTGACGGCTGCTCAAAAGCAGATACCAAAAGAAGTAAATTTGGTAGTCGAAGAGCATTTTATACCAAACTGTCCTTTTCCACAACAAATACCTAAAGGCTGGGCATGTCCTGTATGCGGACGTGAGGTAGATGATGATGCTCATTATTGTAAATACTGCGGCCAAGCTATATGTGATGATTAAGGAGTATAGATATGAATTATCCTGATCTAATAAAATGGATATTTGAATTTGTATATGAACATTGGATATTAACGTTTTTGTTTATATTAGCTTTAAGAAGGTTTAGTATTTTTACAATAAATCTATCAGATAAGAAGGGCGATACAAATGTTATTAACAATAGAGAGCAAGTTTAATATAGGGGATAATGTGCATGTGCCTAAGGGAGAATGTAAAGTACTTGGTGTCAAACTAGATTCTAAAGGTATCTTATATTTGCTTGAAAGTGCAGACGGTACGAGAGAATGGGTGCAAGAATATTGGATTGTTGCGGGTGAACGAGAATATGAACGCGAAGAGTTTGAGAAGGCTATTTTGAACCAACTCGCAGAAGACAGAATAAATCCTTGGAAGAATTATTTTAGGCGATTTAGAAAGCAAAGCTAGAAGGAGACTGATATGCTAATAGAACTGTTACGAAAGCATACAGAGTGGTATTTTTTGAATAGGAAATATATTCAGAAAGCTGTTGATGATGAAAGAGAGCAGCGTACTGCAAAGAAAGGGCATACTGGGGGTGGAGGTCATGCTTTTATCAGTAATCCAACAGAAACATCTGCACTAAAGAATATTGAACCGATCAAGATGATTTCGTGGGGACAAGGCCCTTATCAAACTATAGTAATAAATCCTGAAGCATGGCTTGAAGTAATAGCTGAGACGTATAAGGTTCATGAGAAACAAGCAACAGGAGATGCTATGTTCCAGCGTTATGAATATAATAAGTCGCCAGGAGTAATTGCTGGACTAAAAGGTATGAATAGAGATACTTACTACGAGCTTCGCGAAGAGTTTTTAAACGATGCTGTCGTTTTAGCACTCGAAAAAAATTTATTGAGAATTAAAAATGTATCCGACAAATTACCTGTTCTGATGAGTTAAAATAGTATTATAAGTAAGTAGGCTTACAGGATGGAGTAAGAAATGAAGAAAGTTAAAGGCATACTGATAGCATTAGCAATCTGCGTTGCAATACCAGTTACACACCATTGGGGCTATCATTGTACTAAATGTGACTGTACCGACCTTGCGACACAGGGAATGTTCTGTAGTATCTGCCTTAGTTGCAAGCATGATGTATCAGATCATGTTGTTGAGGATTAACGAAAGCCTGCGGGCGAGTAGTTGGGGCCCAAAGCTGCGGCTGAGGGCTTTTAAATGATTTATCAAAAAGCATGGATTTTGATAAGTAGGGAAAAGCCACTTATCAAAAATAGCTTATTTTGATATAACGCATACGCAGTAACCCGCTCACTATCCAAGAAAGTGGCAAACCGTATGCTAATATATTGGCTATGGCGTTCGCCGTATGATGGCATATGATAGCTGCAATTTATCGTATGAATGATGCGGATAACTACCCATAGCACCTACCGTGCGGCTTGCAGCGGCCGCACTGGTAGTATCAAAACATCGCAGGGAAGCCTAGTAACGGGATAACCTGCAAAGGTGAAACGTTCAGGCTTAGCGCTTGGACACTACCCTGCCGTTGGGGTAATACAGCGGCAATAATACCTTTAAATTTTATGAATTTTTAAAGCTGTTAGCGAAATACGCTTATTAAATAAAGGTATAGCTTATATGCGAAGGATGCCTGATGGTCTTGAGCAATGTGACTATATCGCATTATTAGAGAGGTATTACCATGTCGTTACTAAAGCTGTTGGGAAGTTTAATACTAGTAATAAGTTTATTAGTCCTTATCTTTATGATTTTAGTGTTCATTAAGCATCTTAGTGGCTTTTGGTTCGATTTTGTAATTATCTTTTTTTTGACGATTATAATAACAGACAAGATTGTATCGTGCTTTAATCTACATGAATAATTCAGCATTAAAAAACCGATAAAACACGGTGATATATATCAAAATTTAGTATATAGAATAAGAGGTGCGATGATGAACGATATTTGTATGGAAACTCCGAATTGTGATTGGGATGTAAAATGTGATGTAAAAAAGGGTTCGCTGGAAAAACAAATAGAAAATATTGAACGTCTTACTAGGATATTAAATTCAAGTGTTGAGAATACACAGTTGTTCATATTGGGCGATCCTAATAGTGGTGGTACTGTCTGTAAAGAAGCAGGTCTCGCTCCAAACGGACTAGAGAGAAGATTAAAGGATATTACTTTTAAATTAGACGAAATCGTATCAAAGAGCAATATAGTTAATAACACTTTAAGAGAAAAGTTAGGAACAATGACTATCGAATAACTTAATACTAAGGCACTTAACTTCGGTTAGGTGCTTTTTTATTTGCAAAGGTGGTGAGGAGAGATGGCTGCATTAAAAGATCCAAGGCAGGAGAAGTTTTGTCGGCTTATGGCTGTAGGTGGTAAAACGCAAGAGCAGGCAGCCATAGATGCAGGATATTCAGCTAAAAGCGCTAGGCAGGCTGCGTCAAGGCTGTTAACAAAGGCGCACATTGTTGACAGGGTAAGTGAACTTCAAACAGTTACTGAAGAAAAAATTGCAGATGAACAGAAAGATATCATAGATGAACTTAGCAAATTAAGGAAGTTTTGGCTAGAAGTGATAGACGATAAAGAAGAGCGTATGAATAATAGGCTTAAAGCATCTGAGCTATACGGAAAATCAATAGCAGCGTTTGTTGAGAAACGTGAAGTCAGCGGTAAAGATGGAGAACCTATTACATTTCGCTGGGCTGGTGATGACGGTTGAAAGTAATAACGATACCATACAAGCCAAGACCTCTTTGGAAAGATATAATCCATCCTGCGCTTGATAAATACCGTTTCGCTGTTATAGTAGCGCACAGACGTTATGGCAAGACCGTAGGAATGATAAACGAATTGAGTAAGAGCGCTATTAAGAATACGCTTATAAGTCCTCAGTTCGCATACGTGGCACCGTTTAGAAACCAAGCTAAGATGATTGCCTGGAACTACTTGAAATATTACACAAGCGCAATTCCAGGAAGAAAGGTCAATGAAAGCGATCTGTTTATAGAACTGCCGTCAAAGCATAAAAATGCTGTTGGGGCAAGGATATATATTATAGGCGCAGATAAGCCTGATGCCCTTCGCGGTACTTACTGGGACGGCGTTGTCCTTGATGAATACGCTCAAATAAAGCCTGAATTATGGGGCGAAGTAATACGGCCGGCATTAGCTGATCGTAAGGGGTTCGCATATTTCATCGGAACGCCTAAAGGACAGAATCAGTTTTATGACATCTACCAAAGAGCTCAACGCAGCGAAGAATGGTTTACCTGTCTTTATAGAGCTGATGAAAGTGGTGTGCTGGACGAAGCAGAACTTAAATCTATGATGGAAGATATGACGGATATAGAAATACGTCAGGAGCTTTATTGTGATTTTACTGCATCGGCTAGTAATGTTGTTATTCCTATTGATTTGGTTACGGCGGCAGCACACAGACTGCTTACAGAAAAAGATGTGCAGGGTGCTCCAGTTATTCTTGGTGTTGATGTAGCCAGATATGGTGATGACAGATCTACTATTTTTAAGCGACAGGGACTGTGGGTAGATGAGCCTTTAGTTTACAAAGGCCTGGACACTATGGATATGGCGGCAAGAGTTATTGATGCGATGATCAGATATAAGGCCGATATGACTTTTATTGACGCCGGAGTCATGGGTGCTGGAGTTATAGATCGAATTAAGCAGTTGGGGTACAACAATATCAGTGAGGTCTACTTTCAGGGCAATGCACTGCATGAACAGCGTTTTGAAAATATCCGTGCCGAGATGTATTTTAAGATGCTTGAATGGCTCAAGTCTGGTGGTGCTATACCTGATATGCCGGAATTAAAAAGCGAGCTTAGTATTGTAGAGTATAAGTTTAGTAAACATGGCAAAATCATTTTGCAGCCTAAAGAAGAAATTAAGGAAAAGATAGGTAAAAGCCCCGATCTTGCAGATGGCCTTGCTTTGACTTTTGCAAGGCCTGTTTATCCGAGATTGAAGCCTGGTGATCCTGGGTATGGCCGTAAGATGATGTGCAATACAGATTATTCGATATTTTAAGGAGTGATAGTATGGGAATTTTTAAAAAAGTATTTGGCGGCGGTAGCATTAGAATGCCAGAAGTTGTTGAAACGCCGCCGGCGCCTACTACGGTAACCAGTACAGAGACAGGAACAGAAACAGATCCGGCAAAGAAAAATAAAAGGCGTGGTTTTGCTTCTACGCAAGTGTCGTCTGATCGCAATACTATTGCAGGCAACGCTACTGGCAGAAAGACTTTAGGTTAGGGGTATTGAAATGGCTAAAGCTAAATTAAAGCAAAAAGAAATTGAAACTATAGCAGCACGAGCGCCGGCAGAAACACACCCAGCAGATGGGCCGTCTTTAAAAAGCCACTGGCCAGAGAAAAGAAAACTGATTAGAAAGATGAGAGATCTTTATGAAAAAAGACTTGATTATGAAATTCGTTGGAAAGCGATTAGAGATTATCAGTTGCCGTTTATAGGCGAATTCGATAATACGGCAGATAAAACTAATCCTGCCCGCAGACGTGATCTGGAAATTGCTCAGGGCGTTGCATGGTTGGCCGCACAAGTATTTGCTGCAGGCGTAATGAGCGGTTTAACCCCTCCTAGTCGTCAGTGGTTCAAATTAGGGTTTAGCAATAGTGCGATGAGTGGTGATATTGAAGCCACGAGAGTGTTGGATATCAGGCAAGAAATAGTATCTGCGGTGCTTTCAAAGAGTAATTTTTACAATAGCATACATTCGGTGTATCTTGAGTTGCCATTTGGACAATGCCCAATGGCAATTTTTTATGACCCGAGTACGGGTATTAGATGTGTACCTATGACTATTGGGACTTATGCTCTTGGTGTAGACGGCTTTGGCAAGGTGCAGACATTCGCTCGAAAATATGAAATGTCATTAGCACAGATAGTTGATTGTTTTGGACAGGAAAGCCTGCCTCAACATTTGCAGCAGCAAGCGACTAATGGTACTGGACTTGATAAAAAGCATACTGTCAATTGGCTTGTTGAACCAAATGACAAACGCCTGCCAGGATATATGGATAGGTTGAATATGCCTTATAGGTCTGTGTATTGGCTTGATAAATCGCAGGATAATGAATTCTTATACGTTGGGGGGTTTGAAGAATGGGCCATACCAGTTGCAAGGTATCTTGTAAACGGGCTTGAACCGTACGCTAAAGGGCCAGGTTGGTTCGCTGAAGGCGATAGTAAAGCACTTCAGACTATGAAAAAAGATTTACTTACAGCTATTGAGATTGGGGTTAAACCTCCAATGAAAGGACCGGCTTCGCTGCTGAACAACGGTGGTATTAATCTTATTCCTGGCGGGATGACAGCTGTGGATGACCAGTCACAGCAGTTCGTTCAGCCGCTGTTCCAGGTCAATTTAGATATTGACCATGCTTCTCAGGAGATCATTCGCACGGAGGACGCAATCAAAAGGCACTATAGTGCAGATTTATTTTTGATGCTTGATAGTGTTGATAACGGGCAAATGACGGCACGTGAGGTCATGGAACGCACACAGGAAAAGTTGCAGCAGCTAGGGCCTGTAGTCGAACGGTTACAGGATGAGTTCCTAACGCCGATTATTGTTAGGATATACAACATCCTCGAAAGGTCTGGAGCATTCCCACCGATACCACCTGAGATCCAGGAACGTATAAGCGATGAGGATATTAAAATTGAGTATATTTCCCCGTTGGCGCAAGCGCAGAAAATGAGTGGACTTGTTAATATCGAACAGGCTCTTGCTACTACGCTGCAGATGGCGCAGGCTTGGCCGGAAGTGCTCAAGAAGGTTGATCCTATAGGAACACTGTCCAAATACTTTGAAATGCTTGGTGCGCCGGCAGCAATGCAACGTAGCGACGATGATGTTAAGAAGCTTATTGAGCAAGAACAGCAGGCATTACAAGAGCAGCAACAGACGCAGGAAGCAATGGCTCTTATGCAGGCAGCAGCACCGGCAGCACAGGCGGCAAAGAACATGACTGAGGCTGCAAATGATGGTAACCCAGCTATGGCAGCTTGGTTAGGCATGGGAGGCGGCGCAGGTGAGGTATAAGAGTATTACAGATGCGGATAGCCGGCAAGCTAAATTGCAGGCGTTCTTTCAAAGAGAGCTTCGCAAACGCGATCAGGATGCACTATCAACTATCTTAAATAGCGAAAGCGGACGCTGGTTTTTAATGCGATTGCTTGATAAAACAAAAATCAATATAGATAGTTTTACCGGCAATTCACAGACCTTTTATAACGAGGGTATGAGAAAAGTCGGTTTATTAATTCTCGATGATATTAAGAGTCTTGGTATTTCTGGAGTAGAGCTCAAACAAAAGGCTGAGCTTGAATATATAAAAACTCAAATCAAAGCGCAGGAAATTGCTGCCGAACAATTGGAAGGAGACGATGACTAATGGAAGATGTAACTAACACGAGTGCCAACGATAACACGCAGGGCACTGAAGTAGTTGAACAGCAGAAAGAGGTTCAACAGGAGACACAGTCTGCTGATACCCTTCTTGGTGGTAAAGCAGAAACTCAACCACAGGAAGAAGCTGAACCAATTGCTTATGACTTTAAAGAAACTATTTCCGCTATGGATGACTTTGAGTTCAGCCAGGAAGAGAGCGATAAGTTCGTAGAGGTCATTAAGGATATGGGGCTTAACAATGAGCAGGCTAACGCTATTGTTAAGTATGGCGGCGAATGGGGTAAAGGCATCGCAGAAGCTGCTATGAATGCTGTTATAGAGCAGCGAAATACAGAAGTTCAAAATTGGGGTGAGAATGCAAAGAAAGAACTTGGGACAGAGTTTGACAGTATCATTAGTCTTTGCGGTCTTGCGGTGGAACATGTAGAGAAAGCGGTTCCTGGTATCAGGCAGGCGTTAAACGAAACAGGCGCAGGTAACAGAATTGAAGTTATCCGCGCTTTTTCTATGCTCGGGAAGTTTTTGGAAAGTGACCCAGGTAAAGGTGCTGACGCTCCAGCCGCACAGGGAAGCAGCCTTGAAAAATTCTATGACAAAACAGATTTTAGTAAATTAAAATAAGAGAGGATGAATGAATAATGGCAGTTTTAAATCAATTGGCATATACCTTAGCTGATTGGAGGGGAAGACTTGACCCTTCCGGAAATGTAGATGATATTATTGAGGTATTGTCTCAATCTAATCCAATTTTAGAAGAAATGACTTTTATGGAGGGCAATCTTCCTACTGGGATCGTGACTACTCAACGTACAAAAGTTCCTGAACCTTCTATCCGTCGTATCAATACTGGTGTTCCTTATAAAAAGAGCGGAGTAAAACAGATTAATGATACGACTACTTTATACGAAAATCGTAATAAGATGGATGTAGAGCTTTTGCGTTTGCAGAATGATCCTGCAGCTTTCCGTTATAGCGAGGATCTAGCATTTGTAGCCGGCTTTGGTGATCGTATTGCTAAAGATGTTATTTATGGCGGACTTAGCGAGGTTCCGGATGAATTTAACGGGTTCGATATCAGACATCGTTATTTTGGCAATGGTGATGATCCGACGGCTGAAGGCTATACTACTCTTAATGCTGGCGGCGGTACCAAAAATACATCTATTTATTTTGTAAATTGGGGAGAACGTACATGCTCAGGCGTGTTTCCTAAAAATGGTAGTGCTGGTTTGAAGAAAGAAGATCTTGGACAACAAACTACAATAGCGGATGACGGAACTGAATTTGAAGCTATGATTACGAAATGGACTTGGAATGTAGGCCTGACTATTCGTGATTATAGAGCTGTAGGAGCTATTCGCAATATTGATGCAGCACAGTTTGCATCTGCAACTTCTGCTCAAAAGCAGAAGATTATTGAGAATGTTATTCGCGTTCATGACCGGTTGAGAAATCCTGACAGTGTTATGATGTACTGTTCTCGCAGCATGTATACTCTGTTCAAACTGTGCTTGATCGATAAAAATAACGTTCATGTTGAAATGGAAACGCTGGCCAATGGCATTAAAGTATTAAATGTAGATGGTATGCGTGTACGTAAACTTGACTGCATTCGTGAAGACGAAGCTAAAATTGAAGCGTGAGGAGTGAAAAATAATGAGATTAGATAAGGAAAATATTTTCTTTGAGAAACCTGCTGCAGAATTAGTTGACGGTGTTCTTGGCGATATTATCGCTATGGGTGGCGGAGACAGCATCAATCCAATGTGGCTTTATGTAGGACCGAAGCTTGAAAGCGGCAGTGTTGTTTTAACCCTGGAAACTGCTGATGATGAAGCGTTCAGCGAGGCTGTAGCGCTGGGAAGCTTTACTCTGGACGACAATGCTCCTGTACGAGCTAAGGTGCCTTTGGGAGTAAAAGAATACCTGCGCATCAAAGCTAGTGATTCCAGCACTCCAACTAATGCAACTGCCGATAAAATTGTTGCGGCGCTCGCTGTAGATGTGGATTTTAAATGATTTTAGATAGTAATGGTAATACTGTAATGCCGGGTAGAAAGCTTGAAGATATGTCGGCCAATGAATTAAGAGCTAAGCTCTATAATGCCGATGTTAAATATCCGGCAAATGCCAGTAAACAAGATTTGATTAGGCTTATTAGAGAAAATATTAAATAACACCTATGTAGTCATGTGACGACTATGTACAAGCACTTAGGGACGTCTTTAAGGCGTCCCTATTTTAATAAAGAGGAAAATAACATGGAGGTGTTTCCGTGATGAATAATACAGATATTTGCAATATGGCCTTGGCTTATTTAGCTAAAGGCCGCATTTCTTCTATTGACGAGAATAACGAACTTGCAAGGCAGTGCAAGCTGTTTTATGACCATAGCCGAAAAGGTCTATTGCGTGAATATAGCTGGGGCTTTGCCAAGAGGATTATTAGGCTTGCAGAACTGGACGCTTCAAATCCTGATTGGAAGTATGTATATGCATATCCAGAAAAATGTGTGTGTGCAAGACGTATTTTTAATGAGAAAGAGACTGTAAACAGCTTGGATAAAGATAAGTATGATTTGTTTTTGATTAGTGATAATACGCAGGCTATAGGATGTGATGTGTACCAAGCATATTTGGAGTACACATATGACGCAGAGGATGCAGAGCTTTTCAGTTCTGATTTTGTTGAGGCGTTGGCGAGGATGTTGGCTTTTAATATTTGCTTACAGTTAAATGGCAATGGGACTATCCAGCAGACACAATATCAACTGGCACAGGCAGCTCTTAGCAGGGCAAAATATACTACGGCCGCTGAACGTCAGGATAAGCTGGACTACCCTGATAAATACTTTACTGCGAGGATGTGAACTTATGGCTAGAGGAAGTGGACCAAATCCTTTTTATGTACTGCAGCCGGCATTTACTGCAGGAGAGATATCTAATGCGGTAGCTAACCGCGTTGATCTGGATAAATATCAGTATGCGCTTTTGACTGCTGAGAATTGTTATATTCGCCCTTATGGGCCCGTGTATCGTCGCAGCGGAACTGTTTACTGTATTGCTACAAAATATGCTGATAAGAGATGTATTCTGGCGGGGTTTAATTTTACTGACGATATTAATTATTTGCTTGAAATAGGGGATCAGTACATCAGAATACATAGAAACGGGGAATATCTTGGTATAGAGATAGTAACTCCTTTTACAGAATCTGATTTGGAAAAATTAAGATTTGCTCAGTCTGCGGATGTTATATATATTACGAGCGGTAGTTATCCGGTGAAACAATTAGCAAGATACAGCGAAACGGACTGGAAGTTTGGCGATTTTGAAATTACTCATGCTTATTTTGAAGATGAGGTTATGATGGATTTAGTTGAGAGCGCTGTTTATACGTCTCCTGGTGATTATACGTATACAGTGCCAAAAGATGGCCGCTACACAATAGAAGTTGCAGGTGCTGGTGGCGGTGGCAGCGGTGTGGCAAGGAAAGCAAGTGATAAACAAAGCTCTGGCGGGACTGGCGGCCGTGGTGGATTTTACAGTTTTGATATGGATTTGACCGAAGGTGATAGTTTTCCTGTAACCGTAGGAGCCGGAGGAAAAGGCGGAGCCGTACATTATGGAGCCGGTTATGGTAATGCTGGCGGCAACGGTGGAAGCAGTAGTGCTTTTGGCTGGGTAGCGCAAGGCGGTGGAGGAGCTACTGCGGCTTATTCAGAAGAGCATGGAGCAAAAAACGGAAGTGATGGAATCAATTATGGCAATGGTGGCATTGGCGGTAAGAAAGGCGTTGCTTATGATGATAACAATCTTTCAGGGACAGATGGGGCAAATGGCTGGGTTACTATAGCGTTTCAGGATAATCCGAAGGTTACACCGTCCAGTACAACAGGCACTGTGACCATTACAAGCAATAGGCCTATCTTTAACGAGGGATTGATTGATGGTAATATTAGGCTGACACATGAGGTAGAATCGTCCTCGGTAGAATTAAATTTGAAAGACAATGCTAAAGGAACGACTGGAGCGGTTGTCGTTGGAGAAAGCTGGAAGGTTATTTCCGGTGGAACGTGGACTGGAAGTTTTCAAGTGCAAAAAAGTGAGGATGGTACAACGTGGAAAGAATATCGTAAATATTCTGCTACAAATAATTTTAATGCTACTGAAAGCGGTACAGTAACAGATACAACTTATTTGAGAATAGAAGCTTCTATAACAAGCGGTGATCTGACTGTTACGCTTACTGCACTGCCGTATACTAAAGACGGCACAGCTAAAATAGTTAGTTATATCGACGAATATAATATTAAAGCTATGGTAAACGAACCGTTTGGTTCTACAGAAAGTACTACTACTTATGCTTTTGGGGCTTGGAATAGCAATTTCGGTTATCCAAAAACGGTATGTTTTTTTCAAGACAGACTTTGCTTTGGTGGAAATAATAAAAGACCGTATATGGTTTGGATGTCTAGAAGCGGTGATTATCCTAATTTTGGCGTAGAAAAGGTCAGTGGTACAGTAACAGATGATAGTGCTATTGCCGCTTCGTTTATCAGCAGGAAACAATTTGATATTTTACATTTAATTCCGTCTGTGGATTTGCTTGTTTTAACGCAGGGCAATGAATGGATCGTTTCAGGGAGCGAGGTCGTGACACCGACGAATATCACACCGAAGATGCAAACTACCAGGGGCTGCAGCAATTGTGAGCCGCTTACAATTGGCAATAGAATTGTATTCGTACAGGGACGTGGTTCGACAGTGCGGGATATGGGCTACAGTTTTGAAACCGACAGCTATGGCGGTATGGAATTGACGATACTGGCGGGACAAATTATAAAGGGACTTTCGATTACTGATTCTGCTTATAAGCAGGAGCCGGACAGCATAATTTACTTTGTGCGCAGTGATGGTACGATAGCGTGTCTGTCTTACATAAGAGAACAGGAAGTATATGCATGGTCAAGAATTATTACTGACGGTGAATTTGAAGCTGTAGTGAATATTCCTGAAGGTGATGAGGATAGTGTATATGTTGTTGTTAAACGTGTGGTAAATGGAGAAACTGTCCGTTATATTGAGCGGTTTGACAATAACTATGACGGTGATGCTCCGAATGATTATGTAATGCTAGATTGTGCTAAAAAGTATGATATGGATGAGGCGACTAATATTGTAACAGGGCTTGGTCACCTTGCTGGCAATAATATTACTGTTTTAGGTGATGGGCGTGTATTGAGAAATTATAAAGTGCTTGATGACGGTACTGTTGAATTACCTATACAAATTAAACGTGCGGTTGCAGGTCTACCGTATATTATGAATATTGAGCTTCCTAATGTTGAAATTCAATTACAGGACGGAACTATGCAGGGCAGGTTTAAGCAGGTGTCAGAGGCGATTTTACGCATTGAAAATACTCTCGGCGGTGAAGTTGGTACTGAATTTGGAAATCAGGATGCTATTGCTTATGATGAATTTAGCGTTACTGAGAATATGAAATTGTATAGTGGAGATAAAACGGCAACTCCACCGGCAGGTGGGTTTGATCGTGATGGAAGACTTTGTATTACAAGTACTGAACCTTATCCGTTTAATTTGCTCAGCGTAACGAGGAAGGTGACTTTTGGTGGCTAAAAAGTATAAGGTCGAATTGGCTGACGTTGATAACGCTATTGGAATTGCTGTAGCGCTGCTGAAAGATTTGAGAGATAGTGATAGGCAGGAGCTGGAAGCATATGAGGAAGACGAAATAATGCTTGTTGCCGGTAGTATTGAAAATGCAGATCATTGTTACATTTATAAAGATATGGAAGATAACATTCTTTGTATTGTAGGATTAACTGAAATTCCAGGCGTTCAGGGTAAAGAGATTTGGATGTTGGCGACAAAAAGGATAAGCAGTTTCAAAAAAGAGCTGCTTATTTGCGTTGCCAGGCTTTTAATTTCAAAATGGGTAAAAGAATATGGACGGCTTTATAATTATGTTTACAGCGGCAATTCTGCTTCTATACGGTGGCTTGATAGGCTGGGAGCAATGTTCTTAGCTCCTATAAAAATAAAAAAGAACGGAAAAGAGTTTCTTCCGTTCGTGATTGAGGAGGGGGGTATATAAATGTGTTTATCTGTAGGTATGATGATGGGATTGACTGCTTTGCAGGGAGTATCGCAAATAGCTGCGACGAACCAACAGGCTAAAGCGCAGCAGGCTTATTACGATGCGCAGGCACAGGCTGCAGAACAAAACGCTGATATACAGGCAAAGAAGGGGGAGCAGATAGCGGAGCAGTACGCTTATGAGCAGCAAAAGCTCAATGATCGTCGTCGCCTTGTAGCAGGTCAGCAGGCTGCCGCATTTGGCGCAGCAGGCATCAGTGGCGATATGGGGACAGCTCTTGACCTTAGTGATTCCAGCTTTAGGGCTTATAGAAAAGACAGTAACCAGCTTTTGAGTAATCAGCGCAACGACCAATGGAGTAACTATCTTGGCGTAGTGAATTACAAGAACCAGGCTAACGCTGCAAGAGCTTCTGCTTATAACGTGAAACAACAGGCCAAGCAGCAGAATATAGGCACTATCTTGGGTACTGCTGCTGGTATTTTTGGCGCATATAAAAATTACGGCGGCAGCGGGAAAACAGGTGGTTCATCCAACGGAGGTTTTGTTTATCAGTCGCCTTATCAAAATAATTACACAAGTCCATATTCAGGCATAGCGCCACTTGGTAAATCAAAATATCCTTACTTCTAAACTTGCATTGGTACGAAATGTATTATATAATAAACGAAAAGAGATAGTCAGTGGTCGCACGCTGGCTCTCCCTCATAATCGTAAAACGTGAAAGGAAGCCGCGCGCCACTGGTGTTAGCGGCTTATTTCATGGCTATTTACAGCCTAAAATGACAATAGCTATTAATGTACTAAAAGCAATCATCAAAGACAACGCTTCATAAGTTGACAATAGCTATCACCCCCCGTAAGGGAAGCCAACACACTGACTATCTCGGACAACATTATAACATACCTTTAAGCGCTTAACAATTTGTTAAAGCGCTTTTTCTATACCTAAAAAGGAGGTCTAAACCTATGAAATTCAGTCAATATGATCCACAGGTCAATCCTAATACAATACAGGGACAAGTACAGCGCCCGGGCGATTTAAACAGTTACGGCGGCAATGGCGCTGGATATGAGGCCATTGGTAGAGGATTGGGTGCGGTGAATGAAGTAGTCCTTCAGCAAATGCAGGCTGATGATATAGCTGCTGTTTTAGATGCGTCTAATGCCATGAATATGGAATTGATAAATTTCTTCAATGGAGAGAATGGTATTCTTGGTCGCCAAGGCATAAACGCAGAAGGAAGCCTTAAAGAATCAGAAGATTTTATAAACAAAACTTTTGATAAGTATGCTTCTAAATTAGGTAACCAAAGGCGCGCTCAAATGCTTAGACAAAAATTTAATCCTAATGCTTTTAATTATCTTCGTTCGGCAGCGTCTCATGAGCGGAACCAGAGAGAAATAGCAGATGATAATAGGTTTAACACGGCAGCTAATAATAATATTAGCAATATGCTCATTAACTATAATGATTTAGAGGCTATGGATAAAATTATAAAAGATACCAGTACCTTAGTGCAAATGCGCGGTGAACAAAAAGGCTGGGACGATGAAACTATGATGAGGGCAAAAATCAATGCAGTTACAGATGGATTAAAAGTTGCAATAGGTGATGCAATAAGTAAAGAAAACTATAATAGTGCAGATACTTTATTGAGAACCTATAAAAATATAATGGAGCCTAATGTATATTCAGAGTTAACTAATAGTCTTGCTAAGCTCAGAATTGAAAATGCATATTATGAAACTGCCTATAATATAGTAAATAAATGTATTGGAGCAGATGGATATGTAGATGATGAGGCTCTTAATAAAATGATTGAGCGTGATTTTGGGCCTGAAAATGATATTTCAGAGGGAATTGTTCCTTATTCTATACCAATAAGCTCTGGTGATAATCCTGATTTGGAGAACCTTAACCCAAAATTAAAAGGTGCATTGGATTTGATTGGCGGAGTTTTAAATCAAATGGGATTTGGCAATGTTGCAGAGATTACCAGCGGGTACAGGGATGAAGAAAGGAATGCCAAAGCTGGTGGCGTTTCCAATAGTAACCATATTTCCGGAAATGCTGTTGATATTTATTTAGGTAATATCAACGAAGCGCAAAAAGAACGTTTAAAGAAAGTATTTGAACCGTATTTTAGTGAAGTTATTTATCATAATGCCGGCAGCGGAGATCATTTGCATTTAGGAGAATACAAAAACAATCTTAGACCTAATAGTGAGATCTCCACTCCGTTCAATCCACAGATGTATAAGCAAATAAAACAATTGGCAAAGGCTCGGGCGTCAGATATAAATAATGCAAAAAAACAGGAGATTGCAAAATATAAGGAAGATTTGGCTTTGAAAATAAATACGGCTCCAACAGAAGAAGATGCTGTAAGGCTTATCAATGATTCTAATTTAAGTAACAAAGAAAAAATATCGTTGATAAAAGCTCAACGTGAAGCCAGAGATCCGTCAAGTTATATGTCTACTGCTGATAAAGCAATGTGGAAGTATGTAAATAAAGGTTATTATAATAATGATTTAAAATTGATGGAAGAATATAATAGGCGTTCTATGGATAGTGCTGATGAAATAACTCCTGCTCAGCAAAGAATGTATAATAAAGCTGCTAAGAATTTGAATGATTATTATGCTTGGGCTAATCATAACTATCAGACCAGAGATTATAAACAGGACTATAGCAATAACCAAGAGTACGAACAAATGCTTTCAGATATTGAATATATGGCAGAACGAGGTGCTTCTAAAAACGAAATAACGGAATATGTGCAGGACATAGCTAAAGAAAATGGCTTTGATGAACAATATATTCTTGACACTATTATGTGGGATAAATTAGGTAAAATTGAAGGCGGTGTGAAATAATGTCGACAGCGAGAGAAAAAATGCTGGCAAAGTTTGCAAATAAACCGGTTCTTGAAAATAAAGGATTCTTTCAAAGAGCTGCGGAACGTGTAACTGAGAATTATTTAAATAGCCAGGGTGAAGTTGAACCGTCATTAGAAGAACAAATGGAAGCTGTAACTGCAGAAGAAAGAGGTAAATTTTTTGCGGACGCAGGAACTCGGATAGGAGAGGCAATAGAAAATTTTGCTGCAGGAGCTGTACAAGGCGCACAAGAGGTCGGTAGGCAAGCTAATCGGCTTGCTGCAGCTAATCCACTTGCTTTGACTGGTACACCTATGCAAGAAGGATATACAAATGCGCCAGTACCTACACAAACAAAAGAACAGGAGAAAGCAGGGGAGCTATATAAGAAGGCTACAGGCAATTTCGCGGAAGAAACTATAGCGCCTGCTGCAATGGCTACAGCACTGTTAGCCCCAAGTAGTTTTGCCGCACCTGTACTTTCTCCTTTTGTTTTGTCCAGTTTACAAACCAATATAAATAAAAACGGTGCTAAAGGCGTACTTGATACTGCAATTGAATTTTTACCCGGTGCAGGTGCTTATCAAGTGGCAACACAGGAAGGAGCAACGAAATATGCAAGAGAACGTCCAGGAGCCTTTGCAGTTGATATAGTAGCCAGTTTAGCACCTGATGTGCTGGGATTCAAAGCTGGGAAACACGCTGTAAAAGATAGCGTTCCTAATTACAGGATAGCAATGTCCTCTTTGTTAGGGGAAACCGAAAGAAGAACGGCATATACTGCATCAAAAATTTTGCATAATATATATGACAATAGTAAAGAAAATCTACCTGAATTTAAAATGCAAGAGGTTACTGTAGAGCCGTTAAAGGATACTCGTAAAGTCCAAGGTATGTTAAGCGAAAATCAAAGTCTGCCAGAGGTAAAATTAGCTATTGATGAGCAAAACTTTGCAAAAAATGTTGATGCTATTGTTCAAAATACATATAAAGGCGACAGTGCTGTCCCTGTTATGTCTACTCCATTAGCTTTAGAACTGGCTGGTGCTGAAATATTACCTATTGAAATCAGTCCTAAAAACTTAAAAAAAATAACCATAGGCAAACATAATGTTGCTAATGGTGAAGGTATGACTCCAGAGATTGTTAAACAAATACCACGAGCCTTAACTGATCCAATTATGATTTTTGATGCTGAGTATAGCGGCAAAAAAGGCGAAAAGAGAATAATTGCAGTATTAGATTTAAAGGATGAAAATGGTACAACGATCGTAACTCCATTTGAATTAAAACAGAGAAATAATAAAAAAGGATACGAAATCAATGAAATGCTTAGTGCTTTTGGTAAGGAGGATAAAGTTACTAAGCAACAGGCTACTAAATGGTATGAAGATAATGTATTAGCTGGCAGATTGCGGTATATAAACAAAGAAAAAACTGCCGAGTGGCTCAAATCCGCAAGGGACGAATACCCAATGTTGGAAAGAGCAGTCGACAGTTCTCTTACTTTAAATATACCTACTGAGAAGGATTTTGTCAACCTGAAAAATAGAAAGACAGAACAATATTCTTTAGGGAATAAGTCAGCTGGAGAAGACGCTACTTTCGGTCGATCTGGAAAAACAAAAACATGGGGAGAAATTAAACCGGTTACTAGAAAAGAGGTTGAAGCTGCTTTTAATGCAATCGTTCCAGTTCGTGTCGGAGGCGTTGATAAAAAATATAAAGGGTTGTTTAAAGTTGGGCCAGAAGTTGTAAGAAGTAGGGCTTTTGCTGATTATGCTACATACTCACATGAAATTGGACATTTTTTAGATAAAAAATTAGAAGTCAAAGGCAGCGATGCAGAACTTATTTCTGGAGCGGAGAATGTATGGGGGAATAATAGCGTATTTAGAGAATATAATAATGCTGAAAAACGTGCAGAGGGTATTGCTGAATTTACAAGGCAAATACTTGCTGACCCAGAAATGGCAGAAAGGAATTTCCCTAAATATTACGAGAATTTTATTCAGGCTTTAAGGAACTCTAACAATAAAGACTTAGCTAAAAAGTTTGATAGGCTTGCTGATGTAATGCGTCGTTATTCTCTGCAAAGCGATCAGGCAAGGGGAAGAGCTTCTATATCTTTTGCTGATGATTTAAATTTAAAGAGCATTACCCAAAAGGCAGAAGATGTTTTGGCGGACGCATATAAGTATGCGGTTGATGATAAAGACCCTATAAATAAATTTGTTGAAACTGTTATTGACAAGACTGGTAAAGAGTTACCATATGAGGATAATCCTTATTTGCTTGCAAGAAGTGCTGCAAGCAGTGCAAAATCAAGGTCAACAATGCTTTTGGATGATAAGGGTAAGCCGACAGATGTTATTGAGGCTTTAAATAAAGTCTATAATAACAAATTAAAGTATGCTGTTACATTGCAGGATATTTTAAAAGAAGTGGATAGTGTAAAGTTTTCTAAAGATTATCTGCGGAGTAATGGATATAAAGATAATCGGCAGGCATTTTCTACATACTTAGTAGCTAAACGACAGCTTGAGTTACAAAGCATTCATAAAGAATATAATGGATCTATGGAGAAGAATATTGCAGCAAGTATTGTAGAAAATGCTCCTAAAGAGTTTATTAGTGCTTCTGAAAAGGTTCATCAACATTTTGATAATGTGCTGTCAATTTTAGAAGATAGTGGAATTATTAGTAAGGAACAGCATAATACATTAGCAGAAAAGTATAAAAATTATGTCCCTATGTATAGAGATAGAAGCATGGAGAATGTGAAAATACCTGGTTATAAACCAAAGTCAGGACTTGCGAATGTTACAAACCCAATAAAAGGGTTAAATGAATATGGCAGTAATAGAAATGTTATTGATCCGTTAGATAGCTTAATTGCCTATACACAGAAGTCTGTGGATGCTGCAGAACGAAATAAAGTAGGGCTTGCGTTATCAAGACTAAAAGATGTAGAAGGCATTGGTAGTTATTTAGAGGAGCGACCAGACTTAGAAGGTAAAGGATCTCCAGAGAATTTTGTGTTTACTGTATGGGAAAATGGTGAAAAGAAATCATATCAAACAGCACCAGAATTATATGATGCAATGGTTAATTTAAGTTTGCCAACATTTAATATTGTTGAAAAAGTATTTATGACACCAGCCGAAGTTATGCGTGCTGGTGCAACAGGAACACCTGCTTTTGGTCTTTTTAACCTTGCCAGAGATACTTTGACATCTGTTTTGTATTCTAATAATACAACTATTCCTGTCATCGAACCGATTGGTAATACGATGTATGGCCTTTGGGAAGCATTGCGAAGCAATTACCATAAAAAAAGCAGCCTATATAGGGAGTTTGAAGTTGCTGGTGTTCCGATGACGACACGTATTTCTACAGAAAGATCTAGTTTAAAATGGCAAAAATTACAAGAAGCTCCAGGTGTAAAATTGGGAACAATGCTTTACAAGGGGTTCCAGAAATTAAATCAGTCGCTAGAAGAAGCGGCCAGGTTAGGCGAATTTGCTGCAGGACGCAGAAAAGGAAAAAGTATTCAGGAAGCTGGATTGGAAGCGAAAGAAATAACTACAGACTTTAGCAGAGGAGGGAGTTTAGCGAGAAAATATAATAGATATGTTCCGTTCTTTAATGCGGCCATTCAGGGTACTGACAGGCTCATTAGAGAGGTTAAGGCTCACCCTGTGCGTTTAGGTGCCAGAGTAGGGACAGCAATAATATTGCCAGCTTTATTTGAATGGGTGGCATTTCATGATGAAGATTGGTATCAGGATGTTCCTCAGGACATTCGAGATAATTATTTTATTGCAAGAATTGGAGCTGAAATAGTAAAAACTCCATTACCACAGGAAGTTGCGTTTTTAGCAGGCGGATTTAAAAGAAGTCTTAGTAAGTTGCTTGATGATAATCCGGATGCAATGAATAAATGGGCTGCAAATACACTTGATACAATGCTGCCGGATTATATACCTGCTTTCATGAAGCCGTTTATAGAATGGCAGTCATCTTATAATTTCTTTACGGAAAAGAATATCATACCTGTAAGTTTGCAGAATTTACCAGATCAAGAACAATATGATATTTATACAAGCATGACTGCAATAAAACTTGGTCAGGCTTTGAATGTCTCTCCGAAGAAAATTGATAACTTGATCCAGAATGTAGGTGCTACCGGGGCTGTTACTTTAAATGCTATGATTGGTGATTATGCTTTGGGCCGTGAAAATGAGTTGCCAGCTAAATATATGAATGAACAGCCTGTTATTGGGCGGTTCGGTTATACGCCTGGTAAACGAAGCCAGAATATAGAGGATTTCTATCAGCTTTATAATGATACCAGTAAAGAGTTTAATGCCTATGGTAAGTTAGGTAAAAATGCTAAAAACTGGAATGGCTTGAAAAATGCAATGAAAAAAGTGCGTGCGCTTAATAAAAAACGGCAGACAATACTTAATAATCCTAAGTTGTCTGCTCAGGAGAAACGGGCGCAAATGGATAAGTACCAACAGGACATTATAAGGATTGCTACTATGGCAAACGAAAAGTACAGTTTAAAAGAATAAAAATAAAACCGCTAAACTGATTGGAAACGAGAAGCCCGAATGACTCATGCCGTTTTCAACAGATAGCGGTTTTACTTTTTGCTAGAAATAACTTTCTACAATAGTCAAATATTCTTCGTTATTTAATGACCAAAATAATTCAGTGGATTTATCAATAATAGATTCATTTTCTTTTTGCAATTTGTCAACTTTATTCATTAACGATTGCCCTTCGCCAAATACTAATTCATAAGTTCCCAAAGATAAAATAGCTTGAATTTCTCTTTGGTTTTTATCATATTTTTCATTTGTAACCTTCTGAGCTTCAATCCAATCAAAGTGTTTTTCAATAGATTTATACAGATTGTTGTATATAGCAAGATTTTCTTCGTTCTTAATTTTCCCTCTTGTGGAAATTAATTTATTTTTTTGCATGAGTAAATCTCCTGATATTTTAAGCAACTTTTTGTTATCAGATTCTTTCCCAAATTGTTCTCCTACCTCGTTATTAATCTTTACTAAATTCTGATATATTGTTTTTAAATTATTTTTTATTTCTTGTTGTTCTCTATATGGAGCATATATATATGAATAGCTTATTATACAAACAGCTATAAACAGTACTAACAAAAATATTTTTTTCACAATAACCCTTCTTTCACTTTTTCACAATTATATCACATTTATAAACTATATGGTATAATATAAAAAGTATTTACTATCGTGGAAAGAAGAGCTGTGTATGATTGCAGAATTTAAAAATAAAATATTTTGTTTGCTGTCTAAAAATAAAATATCTATAATTAGTGCATTAGTTATATCGGCTGTTGTAGGTTTATATTATTGTCCTGTTGCTCATAAAATTCTAACAGAAAATACTAATTTCTTTTCATCATTAGGAGCTATAGCAACTGGTATTTCACTTATTTTTGTTGCTGTACAAGTATATTATATAAAGTTAGAAAATGAAACCAGAAATAAACAACTTGCACAGGAAAATGCTTTTGAAATGGCTAAATTATATGCTACTGATATCCTTATGGAATTACATGCTTTTAATTCATATTTACAAAAAATAGGATTCATTGATGAAATTCTATTTTTAAATAACGAAGAAATAATAAGATTTGATAAAAAAGAGATGGATGGTTTATTTGGCGAAGAAAGAAGAGAACGTCTTATTAATATTTTTCGGAAAAAAGTACAACCTGAAATTTATATAGAAGTTCTTACAATAGGATATAATTTATCTAAAATTGATTTGTATTTAAAGTTTTATGAGTTTAAAAATAAATCAAACGATCTTACAGTAGAATCTATAAATGAATTATGGATTAATGATCTTTACTTTAAAACTGTTTCTATGATGGATAAAGTTTTAAATAAATTGGAATATTTGTGTATGTATTTTAATAATAATCTTGCTGAAAGCGACTATGTATACCCTTCATTACATCAAACATTTTTAGAATATGTAAAAAATCTGTATTTTTTTATAGCTATTAGAAATGATGATCCTGCAAGAAAATATTATACAGAAATTATAAAACTTTATAATAAGTGGTATAATCAAGAGAAAAAGTATAGAAGAGATAATAATTGTTAAAAAAATAAAGAGCGGAAATCCGCTCTTTATTTTTTTTCTTTATTATCATTGTTTTTGCAATTAGTATCTTCGGTTTTATTATTATTTGTATTTTGGAATGAGTTAAACTCAGGTAAAAGTACATTTTTTTTACCTTCTAACAATCCACATGTTCCAGTCCACATATATATCACCTCTATACTATTATATAACTGTTGTTGTTTTTATCTATTATTATACTACTAAAATTATAATAGTTTGTCAATTTAGTTTAGTTATTTAACCTTACTTTAGATTAAGAAAAAATTTTTAAAAAGTTTCCGACAAAATACCCTTTAACAAGAGTTAAAATAGTAATGTAAGGTTATTGGATATGAGAGCAGAGGCGATGTAAAAAAATTAAAAATGTATCCGACAAAACCCCTATAAAAATGAGTTAAAATAGTATCATAAAGTTAGTTAGAACTTAATAGAAAGCGCTTACTTCGGTAGGCGCTTTTTTATTTGGAAGGAGGGAAAACTTTGATAGGCAGTAGTGAAAATAGGATTACATACAATGGGAATGGAGTTGCTACAGAGTTTGGATATTCTTTTAAGATATTGGAAAAGACCGATATTAATGTAGTACTTGTTGATCCTGATTTAAAAGAAACTGTTTTAACCAAAGATTATTTCGTTGATATGGAGAAGTCAGTAGTGTTTTATCCTGGCTATTCTCCGGGAGCAGAACCACCAGAGGCAGAACGACCACCAATATTACCTGAAGGGTGGCAGCTTGTTTTATATCGTGAGGTTCCTATAACACAGGAATCTCAGTTGGATACTCATTGGCCATTTAATGTTATCGAAGCGGCATTGGATAAACTAACGATAATTTGCCAACAGCTGTGGGACGGTGTAACAAGAGCAATTCGTTTATCAGATTCAGCGCCTAAAGATATTTCTACAGTTCTGCCACAGCCAATGCCAAATGAGAGTTTTTATTGGGATGAAACCGGTAAAAAACTTATTGCTGGGCCTAATCCTAAATTTGCTATGGAGCAGGCACAGGCGAGTGCAGAATCTGCAAAGAAGTCTGAAACGTCAGCAGCAGAAAGTGCAGAATCTGCAAAGAAAGATGCAGAGAAAGCAGAAGATGCTGCTGACCGTGCAGAAGATATTTTACTGCGGTTTGAGAGCGGAACTATAACAAAAGAGTTTACTGCGACAGATGACAGATGGACTGAAAACAACGGCATGTGGCGTCTTACAATGGCAATGGGTAACAGCAGGCTTATAGGCGTATACAAGGAAGTCAAGAAGCCTCAGTATGAAATGGTACTAACCGGCGTTTATATGGACGCTGAAAATGTGATTATCGAAGTTCCTGAAAGGTTTGCAGGCATCGTTATACTGGCGTCGCTGACAAAAAAGACTGGTGATAAGGTCTATGTCAAAAACTTTACGGATGAAGATTTTGCAGAGGTTGGCAGTGATTTCGTACTAACCATATCCGCTGAGGAACACCAGGCAGGAAACAGTCCGGTCATTGTCAGCTTAACACAAATAATTGATGGCGTTAGTTATCCTTACTATGCTAATGCCGGAGTAGATAATAACGGTAACGTTGTTATAAATGTGAGCAAAGCGTTCACAGGGAAAATAATATTAGATGGAGGTTACTTAGAATGAGTGTAGAAAAAATTGTCACCGGAACTTTAGCAGAGAGAGACGCTAAGATCAATGCTAATTTTGAAGCGTTGGATACCGGTAAACTCGGTAAGACCGAAACTGCAGCTGATAGTAGTAAATTAGGTGGTGTAGCAGCTGCGAGTTATGCAAAGACTACTGATATGAACAGTGCTATTGAGGCTGCAAAGTCGGCAGTAAAAGATGAGCTGATTGCCGGAGCGCCTGATACTTACGATACGTTAAAAGAAATTGCCGATTACATTGCAGAAGATAAAACGGGTGCGGCAGCTATGAATGAAGCTATAGCAGGTAAACTCGGTAAGACCGAAACTGCAGCTGCTGCCGCTAAACTAACAACTTCTGCCGGCAGTACAACACAGCCTGTATATTTTGATGGTGGTGTTCCTAAAGCTTGTACTTATGAACTTAACAAAACAGTACCGGCTAATGCTGTATTTACGGATACTGTATATACACTGCCTACTGCATCTGCTAGTGTTCTAGGCGGCGTAAAAACTGGTTCAAATATCACTAACAGCAGCGGGACAATCAGTATTACTAAAGCTAATGTTGTGGCGGCATTAGGGTATACTCCGCCTACTTCTGCTACTACAGTAACCAAAACTGAATTTACAGCAAGTAGCGCCAACTGGGGAACATTATCAAACGGCTACTATCCATTTACCTTGGCAGCTTCAGGAAAACACTTCCTTGGTATGTATCGTACTAATGGCAGTACCTACGAGAGTGTTATGGTAGACGTAGTTGAAAGTGGCAGTAATATCATAATCCAAAGTACGGAGAAGTTTGCCGGCTTTGTTCTGACGATTTGAGGTGAGGAAAAATGGGACTTGAAGGAATAGTAACAGTTGAAAAAATAAGAGCTGCAATTAACGCATCACTGTCAGGACTGAGTAATTCTAATGCAACGATTACTATAACAAAGAACGATGGAACAACGAGTACTATTACTATTAACAACGTAGCTAATGCGACTACCGCAACTACAGCAACAAAACTCGGGAGCAGCACGGTAGGCAGTGGCGTAAGGGCAATTTATCTTAATGCTGGTACGGCAACTGCGAGTAACAGTACTGTAGGTGACAGCACCACGCCGGTGTACTTAAAAGCTGGCACTATAACAGCTTGTGATGCAAGTATTGGTTCCGGTTGGACTGTTTCAGAAGGGTCGGCAGGTTGGGCGCGAGAAAATTCCACTGGATTTACCATCCAGTGGTGGGTAGGCAATACTGATGCTACATATAGAAGTATTAATTTCCCCAGAAGCTTTTCAACTTTGTATTATGCGAATGTTATAGCAACCAGCAACTGCGAAACATTTGTTACAAGTGTTAGTAATACCAGTATTAGTTTTACCCTATGTAATGGTTACAATGATGATCGCTGGAGTGGTTCACAGCCTTGTAGACTTTATGCTTGTGGCTTGACTTAACTTATACCAAACGCTACATATCTTTGTCCTTGTCCGGGCGACCCAATGGTAAAACCATTGTTAGAGATAGCTGTTACAGTTACTTGGTTCTTATATAATTGTTCACCTTTATTGTTATTAGTTTGCATTACAACCTGAAACGCTGTTGTAAAAGTACGGGGGAATGTAGTTTGATCGCCCCACTGGATGGTAAATCCAGTGGAATTTTCTATAAGGAGAAATAAAAGTATGACCTATTTAATAAAATTTGACGAAAATGGCAGACGCAGTGATACTTACGTCGCCGAAGAAAAAACACAGGAACAAGTTACAGAACTGCTTGAAAAAGGGTTTGTATTAATTACAGAGGAAGATTATCAACTTCTAATTGGTAATATTGATGGACATGAGTATATACATAATTCTGATGGTAGCTACAGCAAATATGAATCGCCTGAGCCTACATTGGAAGAACTTAAAGCTATCAAGCTGTCAGAGGTAGACGTTTGGACTGAAAGTAAAATCACAGGCGGTTTTATATCTGAATGCACTGGTGAGATAGTAAGATATGATAGCGATAAGGACACGCAGCTTACGATGCAGGGGATTGCGCTGAACGTAAGCACTGAACGCTTTAAAAATGAATATCCTGACGGCTGTCCGGTACGGGGGTATAAAGATGGTGAAACTGTTAAAACAATACAGTATCTTAACGCTTCGCAGGTATATACATGGTGTGCTGACTTATCGTCCCACGTGGGCGCTTGCAAACAACAAGGTTGGAGTAAGCAGGCAGAGGTAGCCGCAGCATTAAGCAAAGAGGATTTGGACGCTATTATATTAAATTAGGCGGTGCGTTGATATGGCAGAAGGAGATACTAGAAGAATTTTTGAACGGTTAGATCAAATGGGTCAGGAGATAACTAGGCTCGTTGTCTTGGGTGAGGCGAAAAATAAACAATGTGATCAACAAGAAAAAACAATTGCCGATCACGAGGAGCGTATAACAAACTTAGAATGTCAAAGCGGTTGCATCCGCGGAAACGTAAGTTTACTGGCTTGGTTGGCGACATTAGCGGTAGCTGTTTATGGTGTAGTTATAAAGTGAATGATCCAATGGATAAGTGATATTTATGTTTGAGAAAATAAAAAACTTAATAGTGAGTGCTAGAAACAAAGTAGCCTCAATGTCGCCAAAAATAATGGCTGTCATTGTAGGCTATTTTATTGCAGTCGTTTTACTTATACTGACCTATTACGCTGCGTGGATGTATATGTGGTTGTGGTTGGATAAGATTGTTATGTCTGACCTGCTGGCGCTGATAAGAGAGATCACAGGTCCGGCTATGGTTGCATTTGTGACTTTTATAGCTACGAGTTTAGTAGACAAAAACGAGAATGGAGTGCCTGATCCATTTGAAAAGGAGGCAGAGAATAATGGTGACAAAAAGAATCACTTTAGATGAGCTACGGCAGTTAGCAGCAAGGGCTAGAGGTAATATTGATAAGATCTATCTACATTGGTCAGCTGGTAATTATCACCAGTTTTTTAGTGACTATCACCTAAACATTGACAGCGACGGCGCTGTTATAGCGACAACAGATGATTTAACTGAATATAAGGCTCATACATGGCGGCGCAATTCTAGAGCTATTGGGATTGCTTTATCGTGCTGTGTAGATGCTGTAGCCTATGCTGATGGGAATATCGACTTTGGCAACGTGCCACCGACAGAGTTACAGATAGATAGTATGGCGAAAGTTGTAGCTGTACTGTGTGAGGAACTTGGATTGGACATTAATGCCGATACTGTAATGACGCACGCTGAGGCGGCTGATTTAGATGACTACGGACCTGCAACGACTTTTGAAAGATGGGATCTGTGGAAATTACCTGATTTACCGGGCGATGGAGAACTGAAACCAGGCGGTGATGTTATTCGTGGTAAGGCGATCTGGTGGCATCATAATTGGTAAAGATTGTATAAGGAGGTGACTAATATGGAAAAACAGCGTATTTTGATTTGGGCTGGTATTGCTCGATTTTGGTAGGGTGCATTACTTATTACAATCTGTAAGATAAAACCCAGCCACAGAATTAGCCTGTGCGTTGTTTTATCTCCAAAACACTAGGAAATATAAGTAGGAGTATAGAAAACGGCGCACAGGTTGATTATATTGAAAATAGAACTATCTTAATGATAATGAAATAGAATTTAATTTGAAAGAAGGGCAGAAAGTGAATGAAGAAAAACAAATCAGGTATAGCAAGTATCTTGTTATTAGTTTTGCCCTTATTGCTGTGCTTATCATTTTCTTTAAATTGTTTTGCGGAGGAAGTTCCCGAAACAATAACGATGTCCAGGGAACAGTTCAACGAATTGCAGACGATAATAAACAGACAGGAAAATCTGTTGATAGGGCTATCGAACACGTTGGAACTGCAGCAGATGAACTCGAACGAGCTGAAGAAGCTAATCGAAGAGCAGCGTTTATCTTATCAGAAGATAAGGAGCGAGCTAATGCTTGCGCAGGAATCATTGTCGAACTCCAAAAAAACAATAGCAGAGCAAAACAAATCCTTACAGACGTTGAGCTCTCAAATAAAACAAGAAAAGTCCAGAAGTGAATTAAAGCAGAGACAGAAGGCCTTTTGGGGATTTGCAGGAGGGGTATTAGTAGGAGCTATAGCAGCGAGCAGGTGATTATATGGATACTTGCCGTTTGCAGGCAAGAGATTGGCTTTCGCAGTCCACACGAAAGGAATTTGAAGCAATCATTTCAGAAGCCAAACTAACGCCGCGGCAAATAGAAATTATAGAACTCAAGTTTATTCACGATCTTAAAAACTATCAAATAGCAATGAAAATAGATACGTCAGTGCAAACGGTCGAAAGAGATCTGCAGCAGGCGTATAATTCAGTTAAGAGAGCGTTAAAGGCAGTCACATAATAGTTGTGGCTGCCTTATTTTTTATGCCCATATTAGGGAATTATGAGGGAATGTTGACGGATTATAAGAGCTGATTTAACGGATAATATAGTTAAGATAAATGAACGGAGGCAAGACTATGAGTGGCAATATGAATTTAGGAATTACAAGCAGTTCTGTACTTACTACATATTCACAAACGATGACTTGCATTGTAGATGGAACAAATATTATTCAGGTTGATTTTTATGGGAACAGGCAGAAGGTTGGAGTTACTCAAAGTGCGTATGATGAGTTAGAAAAAATCAGTAATGAATATTATAACAAGCTTGTTGAACTTAAAGTAATTACCCAACCTAAAACACCAGAACAGCAGATGCAGGAGCAAACGGAACTTATGGCAGATATGCTGAAAGAAATGCAGAATATGAAGCGTGAAATCGAGGTGCTTAAAAATGATCAATCCACAAGCTGTAGCACAAATGCTGAGACTAAACCAGCAGGACACGAACCGCCTTGCGGAAGCATGGGCGACGGCGATGAATGTAGCGAACAAGGTTAATAGTAAGGGTGATGCGCTAAACGCTTTGGCTAAGAATGGTGTTAGTTCAGACATTGTTACTAAGGTCAATGGATATTTAAATAATCCTATGGCTGGATTTATTGCTAAGGCTGCTGGTGTAGATCTTAACAAAGTAAAAAATATAGTCGGTGATTTACAGGGAATCGGCGGAACTGTTCAGCCTGATATTAATCAAGGGCAACAGCCAAATGATAATTTAGCAAGGTTACGTGCAGGGTTACAACAGCTTAAACGCTGATGTGATAAATAAAATATCAAGAAAGGAGTTGTTTGCAGATGGACGAAAAATATTATGGCGGTTTTAACACTTGGGGGATTGCTATCTTCTTGATTATCCTGTTTGCTGCTTTTTTAGGCAATCGTGGTGGTTGGAATAATAACGGTGCTGCTCCTGCATATGGTTGCAATGCTGTATCTAATTGCCAGGTAGAAAAACAGGGAATCATCGACAGCGCGCGTACTCAATATTTGATTGAGAATACTGCTCGTCAAACCCAAGAGCAAACTATGGCTGGCTTCTCTGCACTCGGTACGAAGATTGACTTTTATGAGTATCAAAACCTGCGTGATCAACTTGCTCAGGAACGTACGAAAAATGTCGTTCTGGAAAACCGCGTATACAGTGATGCTAAATTCAACGCTGTAGAAGCTCAACTGGCTTCTATCTCTTGCCGTATGCTTCCGAAACCTGAGGTTACTGGTATTGGCGCAGTTTGCCCGAATGCCGGCATTATCAATGGTTTGGGCATTAATAGCCTGAACGGCGGTTGCAACATGGTTTAAAGGGGTTTAAAAGTAAGGCTCCGTCGTAAGACGTGATACAGGGCGGAGAAATCCGCCCTATTTTTTTATAGGAGATGATAATATGTGTGGAAATAATGGATGTAAAGTATGTCCTAATTTAGTTGCCAGTACTGAGGTGGCAGTTGCTGCTAATGAATTGCAAATTACAATTCCGGCGATGACAATAAATAATAATGAAAAGATGTGTTTGTTAATTGCCCAGGCAATCCCTGCAGGTGCTGATACACTGCCGGTAGTTATTTTAAATGGTACAGGCGGTACAGTAATTCAAATGATTAACCGTTGCGGTGACGGAGTAAGAGCAGATCAAATCCGCAGCAGAAAAATTTATAATTTGCGTGTGATGACAGAACCGCCCTTAGCAGTGGTTCGCAGTAATAATCTTTGCTGCACAGCTTTTGTATGGCCACAAATTACACCGCCTACAGTTACTCCATCGTCTGTTACTTTAAAGAAATGAGGCGTTGGCAATGGGCAATTTATTAATTGGCTTTACAATAGCATTTCTTTCAAGTAGAGAAGGTCAGGAAATAGCTAAAAAGGTTGCAAAGAAAGTGCTTGAAAATCTTTCGGAAAAACCTAAAAAGAAGGACGGTGAAGATAATGCATAAGTACGATCATTATGCAGAGCATATTGACGGTGACAAATTAAAAGAAGAACAGGTTGATGATATTGTTTGCTGTGCATTAGAAAAAATCAAAGTCATCGATGAGGAAGATTACGAAGCTATAATGATGAAAATTCATTGTATAACTTATGGTCCGCACTTTGATGAACACCTTGCTAAAAAGGCAGTTTCGGAAATGAAAAATGTTGACGGTACTATCGGAGAACATTGGACAGTAGAAGAAACTACCCGTGTTATGGATCAGAACGGTGTACATGCCAATAAGTACGACTGGTATTATTTAATGAATATGTTGCATAGCGATTATTCGAATCTCTGGGGAGAAGATGTTGCGCAGTATGTAAAATTTGCCAAGGCATACATCAACGATCCTGATGCTGGAGCAGGTAAAGTTTTTTATCTGTGGAGAGCGGGGAAACATCATCATTAA